AACGTGGATAAAGACAAAGCTGGGGCCGATAGTCATTTCCCTACGCATCCGATATTTCGAGAGTTAATTTTGTCATAGTAGATGCACCTCTATGTTATTCCGCCATGAAGAGAATGGGCTCCGCCGCTTCGATCCGCGCTTTAGCCCCGGCTTGTGGTGCTTCAACCGAACCTTCTTGAGATGTGGACAGAGTTTATCTAGCATCTGGATCGCTTGATGGGTGTTCTCATGTTCGCGATCAGCTTGCCGTTGTTCGTGTGGTGGACTTTCGTATTCACTCATGGCTTAGTATCTCTATCATCTTCGTCTAATACTCCGAAAACTAATAGTATGAAAAACACTACTAGGAAAGCCATACCAACAAGTAGAAGAATAAGCCACCAGGGAGACATGGGGTATTCGCTCATCATGCTGCTTCCCAATCATCCATGAACTTCTTGAGCCCACTATATGTCAGTGGGTGATCGAACATCTTCTCCAGTAACTCAGGCGATACCGTACAGATATCCGCACCAGCAGCAAAAGCATCGATGACTTGGCGAGGTGATCGAAGTGAGCCGCAAAGAATATTTGTCTGTGTCTGTCTACTGAGCGGGCCTTGATTGTATATCTTTCGCACCTTTGCTATTAGTCCATAAGAATCAATACCAATATCCTCACAGCGAGCTACAAAGATACTGATACACCAAGCACCGGCTAATGCTGCTAGAATCGCCTGTGGTACTGAGCAGCAGAGCGTGAGGTTGCAGCGGGGATAGATATGGATCAGGGAGGCTATAACAGAAGTTGGTGCCTTATCCATTTCTATAGTGCTCAGTTCAGCACATGCTGCGATTCCTTCTCGCGTACAGGGTAATTTGACGATTACGTTCTGAGAGATTCCAGCAAGTTGCCGCCCTTCGCTGATCATCTTTACAGTATCGGTGCCGACAACTTGAGCAGATACATTTGGCACGAGGTCACAGATTACTGCTATCCGAGGGATCACCATCCCCTCAGCATCAGCCATCATCGAACTTGGGTTTGTAGTCACTCCTGTAATGACACCGTATTGCAACGCCTTCTTGATGTCGTCAAGGTTTGCCGTATCAAGGTAGAGTTCCATTAGAGCCTCCAGTTCTTCGGCGGTGGCTTCTCGTGTCCCTTGAATCGCCCCCAGGGAGTCATACAGGGACACCACTCGATGATGCAACCACCTTCGGTATGCGTTGCCATCGTGTGCTGTGGCTCATCGGTCCTCGGCGTGCAGTCTAAGCACGGATCACTAAGCCAGATAAATTTCTGCTTCTCATCAGACATTTCGGTATTTGCTCCCTGCCTCTGGATTGTATTCAACCCGCAGCCCATCCTGATAAAATAACTGCGGGTACAGATCTCTATCTTCCTGGTGCCCCTCACCGAACTGGCAAGCCTCTCGGTGGAGCTTCCATTCAAATTTCGCACAGAGCAACGAGAAGATCGATTGCTCAGAGCGGGATTCTCGAAAATCTGGTAACTCCTCCCCGAGAACCGATTTCTCAAAAGTCGTTGCTAAGCGATGTAGACAAAACGTCAGCCACTCCATTAAAAATTGCTGTACTTGCCAAGGACCTTTCTGGAATAGCATGAAGCGCCCGACACCGTGGTCGGCATTCGCATACCGTCTAAACCATTCGTTTACTGCAACCCCATCCAAGCCGCCGACTATGCGATAAGTATCATGCTTCACCCACCATCGATTTACATGCCCGCTAGCAGCGAAGACCATTGCTCCACCTAGTTTTATGCAATGCTTGTACAGGATAGACAGATCAGCGATCGGATATGTATCCGCATCCGTATAGAGCACCACGTCCCCAGGCTCACAGAAATGCTCCAACGCATGGAGGATCACAAATGGCTTCCAGCAGAACCAGCCAAAACCACGAGGATATTTGCCGGTATTGCCAATCCCTCGGTGCTCCCAGATCCAGCGATTAGCTGGCAGCTTGTAGAACTCTGTCTTCATCAACCAAGCATCATCATATACTCGCACCTCATCGACTCCATACCTGGGCGCTCGCTCAACGATCTGCTGCGTTGTTGGGTTCCAGGCATTACCTGAGAAGGTGATGTATAGTTTCTTCATGATCACCTGCTTCTAAAAAACAACCAAGCCATGTAACCACCAACACCGCCGGAGATCATGCCCAGTACTATCAACCATATGATGTTCGTCATCTCGCTAAAAATCTCCAACATGGTGGCCCAAGACAAGAATCGTCGGGACGATAACAAGGATCGCCTTCAGTTCTAGTGCGAGAACGTTCTAAGCCGATGAATCTGTAATTGCTGTATTGCTTCTGGATTTCTATACCGATCCTACGGATACATGTACTCCACCCGCCAGCCCATCCTTCGCTCCAAAGATGAATAGTGATTCTCATCCTTCCCTTACTCCTTTCGCTCCCAGGATCACATCATCTGGAATAGGGCCAGCTACATCGAGGTAGGCAAAGAATTGTGGAAAGTCAATTAGCGGCATTCCAAGTCGCCAAGCCACTACGCTCATAACTGTCTGATCGTGGCGGTGGCCGAGTACCTGCTTATCGGCTGAGGCTTCCCCATCATCGTTCCGCCAGGGTCCACAGTACGCCTCTTGCGGAACATCGAGAAGGTTATTCAGGAATGTCATCCCGAGCCCGTGGCTGAGATCAAGCGCGAAGGCTCCACCTGTACAGAGCTTGATACCAAACGCCTGCTGCCTGTTAATCCTGAGAGGGCCTAGCGCCGAATCAGTGCACCACTGTCCGACACTCCATCCGTTATTCGCAAGCCAGTAGCCGTGCTCATCGATGTATTCAAGCAGCGGCTCCAGTGGCTTCAGTGCAACGATAGAGGCATCACACCAAATCACATATCGATATCCCTGTACGCGAGCTGCTGCAATTGCATGTCGCTTGAATGCATAAGGAATCATTCCAGGGCCGTGCGGCCACTGATGTCCCTTGTGCCATGGTGAATCAGGTGGAAATTTATTCCGCCATAGCAGTAGGCTTCCCTTATACCCAACCTGCTGAAGCGTGGCTTGGAGCCGTAATTGCCCCCGCACGAAGTGTCGAGTAGCGACATTCACGATGACGGTATTGTTCTCGTTGAATTTCATCTCAATCGCCGAAGTATATTTCGCCTCCGCCGCCAGTGCCATAGTCGATAAATCCAGTTGATCATTGGAGTTCCAGTAACTGTGTGAGGGTGTGTATCAATAATCTTCTCTGCCGCTCTAGTCGCATCCAGTCGGCATCAGGATCACCTTGTGATTCCTCGATTTGATCAAGTCGCCTTTCTATAGCATTAATGATCTCTATCGAGTTCACTTTGCCCACCTCCCTTGCTTCTCGCGCCTCCCTGCCTCGGTTGATACATGCCCCTTCTTTCCAGTTGGCGCACAGACGTATTTCTTCTTGCGTATCCGGCCCTTGCGGCTATGTGTTGATTTCGGCATGTTTCCTCTCACTTCCAGGAAAACCAGCTCTGACACGAGATTCGAACAGTAACTTTGCCTCATTCCATAACTCAGGGCGATCCTTGTTCAAGAGATGTGCTGGCCGCTTGCCACCTGGTTCCCTTTGCCAATGGTTATGTTTTTGAGTGAGTTCCTTGCGTTGCCAGAATACATCTTGTTTCAGTGCTACCCGCTGCAGCTCCTCGTCTACAAAGAAATGTGGGTATCCCTCCCACAATGGGCCGTGTCCCTCATTCGCTTCCATGATCCAAGCTCGCCCCATCCATGGCGAATAGGCAACTCGCTCTGAACACGAGAGGCCATTCTCTACCATCCAGTAATCACCAGTGGGTTGCATGATGCCGTAGAGATCTTCGAACTCCTCGGCAAACTCACGTTGGACTTCTAGAGGATCAGCATCAGGTGGCTCGATATCATCACCACCCGTAACTACTATCATCGTCTCTGGGTATACTTTGAGGATGTGCTGAGCCAGTGCATTCACTGTCTTCGCATAGCCTTCATATTCCTCCTGCCAGCAGATATCCGCCACCTCGACAGGATCAGCTCCGAAGTCTACCTGACAGGCGATCTTGTAGCCACGCTCTCTCCAGAGCGGAAGCGTACCGCCCTTGGGCCGGGCTGATGGAATTGCATACCAGACTTTAGGGAGGTTATCCATCTCTCACATCCTCCTCACATATATCGCATTCTCTCCAGCAATCCACCCCTGGCCATATCCCTTGTCCCCCATGAATTGGCCCAGCTCTACCACGCGCTTGCCGTTATGCTCGACTACAATAGCCTTGGACTGAATAGCTCCAGATTCCCACGGCATTCGCAATAGGATGTCTACGCTCAACCCTTCGGCGTCAATACTGATCAGGTCGAAGCCTCCACCAAACTGAAGGAATATCTGCTCAACTGTCATCGTATGGACAAAGCAGTCCTGATATTGCCCCCGTGATTTCCATGTCTCGTAATGTTCTTCGTCCATCGTGGAAACTTGATCTGGCGAATGATGGAACGGAACAAGTGCACATTCACACCCAACGGCACAATTGATTATTTTTAATCGTGCTTTCTGCTCTGGGGTGAGCTTAGCAATATTACGGAGTAGGCCAGCGAATGGAACTGCGGCTGGCTCGATCATGATGCCACTCCAGCCATACTCCAGTGTCCACCAGACATTTGAGTTCGTCTTGCCATCGAATGATCCAATATCCAGGAACCGTCCTGGGGTATCACCGAAGATCGTTTTCAGATATTCATCTTCTCCGCGCTGACTATACATTTTTACCTTATTCCTATGTAGTTTCTGCAAGCCGCAACCAAAGCTCTTCACGGATCAATGTAGAGATGCTCATCTCGCCACCTCAATAATCCATAGCGTCCAGCCGATGATGGCGAGGATAATCATACCCTCCAGCGCACCAAACGTAATCGTCCAAGCCCGGTACCAATCTGGTTTTGTTTGGGGGGGGCCTCTGTCTTCCCGCTTCCCTCCTCCCCCGAGATCGAGAGCAGGAGCAGAGGTCCCCATATTGGATCTCTCACGGTTCCGCTGCCACGTCATATGGCTCCATTATATAACGTTCAGCGGCAGATGTACAGAATGGTGGGCTGGCCGCCCCTTAGATCGCCCGAGAGAGGACGCTATGGTGGGCTAGGGGCATTCCTGGATTATATGGCGCAGATTCCCATGTTCTTGCTCAAGGGATGCCGTTGCAGCGATCCTCGGGCCATCTTGGCATGCTCCTCGTCTAGGATCTCATCAAGGGGCCGGATCGGCCAGCAGGGCAACGCGGAACCAGGCGAGCAGTTCACCACCTCCACCCCAGCCTTTCGAAGCGGCTGGACTAGTGACCAGAACATCGGTATCCAGTACTTCACCCGTCTACTATAGCTCGCTATGGTTTCGCGACCGTGGCCAGAGTGCCAGTAGATTTGCCCACTATATCGCCCTCTAGTGTCCCTGATGTGCCCTTGATCATCCTGGTAGGTCATAGGTACTACCCGCATGTCGTAGCCCAGGAGCACGATTCTACAAGCCCCGAATAGATATGCTAGATTGATTGCCTGGTAACCGGAGTTCCCTCCGTGACACAATGTCCCCGGATCATGTGATAATCCGAGCTGAGTCCCCTGTCTCAGTGATCGGCAGCATTCCAGTTTCGGGTGTCCCATAGTGATCTGCCAGCCGAGAAAACAACGTCTCACCTCGGAGCGATGATCATCCCACCACTTGGTATCCGAGAAATACAAAATATCGGCATTGTACAACAACCGATATGATGTATTGATGACGATCACCTTACCGAGGCGCGAAATGGCAACCGTATCTATACCAGTAATAGAAGGCCCTCCTGCTAGAATAAAGCAGGTTTTATCCGTCCACATGCCACTAGGGACAGTCCACCAACGCTCCTTTGCCTGGGTTTTCATACCTTCGCCAGCTTGACGCTGAACGTCGTTGTCATGTGGATACGATCGCCTTTATCGCTACTGACGAGTGGGCCACCGTCTGGGCTGTGGATAAATAAGAATTCCTCGGTTGTATTCGCATCAGCTGTGATCGCTTCGGCTTGATCCTGAAGCGCATCAAGAACAGCATAGAATTTCGTTCTTATCATCTCGTAGTCATGCTGTTTGCCCCTAACGAGAAGACGGAACCCTTGATTACGATTATCATCAGTGTGGGTATCGGCAGCTTCGCCTGATGTATCCTGTACTGCGATCACCTGTTGAGCAGAGCTGACTCGTGGGGGCATGGGATCAATCCCTATATTGGACTTCCAGTTGATCTCATCGATCTGGCCGATACTGGTGAGATAGGCGATGATGTCAGCGGTAAGGCTCATTTCAGTGCCTTCTGTATTCTCCAATAGGCTTCAAGCGAAGAGCATCCCATCTCTTCTGCTATAGTTTGGTAGGTGCAACCATTTTCCATTAATGCGAGCAAGAAAGCAGTATCTACCTCGTCTTCTGTAATAGTTCCACGAAGACACCGCCACCACAACCAGAGAAATCGTAGCCTGTGTCGTGTCTGCTTCAGCCAATTCACTTCAGCGCATCCTTGATATGCGGCCCGATGATCTCTGTAATCTTCTTCTCCATGTAGTTCACCGGCCCGCGTAGATAGTCCGTACCCCTAGGATTAGGCCCCCCGAGTCCTTGATTATAGTTTTTGTTGATCTCGTGAACGAAGGTTGCATAACCCACATCCTTTGTATTCGTGCCGCCAGCACCAGCAGGCCCTCCGTAGGCCAGCGTGAATACTATCTTCCCAGATTGTCGGATTACAAATGTCGCGCCCTTAATTGGTACCCCGTTCCATTGAACGTGTCCACTGTTCATTAGGTTCAATGTGTCACGAGGAACAATATTGCCGCCATAGCCTTCGCCACCGTCCTTACTGACAGCCATTGTACGTTCAGCCCATTCGAAGCCCCCTTTAGCCGCAGCTTCGCGGATGTCCTTAGTCCACGCCTTGAGCTTTCGCTGGAATGCAGCTGCACCAAGGAGGGCTCCTCCGCTATGAAGTGCCATTACCTTTGCCTCCTATCCCATCCAACAAGGAGTATTCCAATGCCTATACCTACGAGTAGTAGCCATCCATGTTGTGCTAAATAGAGGTGGAAAGGGAGCGGCGGGCTGGCTACACCTTGAAACGCGGCAACGTTAGAGGCAAACACCAGCCCACCGATGAGCATGACGACTCTTGCTCTCATTATACCTCAATTCATCAGAGATCGTCTTCGCGGGTGAATGCCGACGTACCAGTCATCACATGCTGGCCTCGGCTGAATCGCGGGCTGATCCTGTCGGTATCATCTAGCGTGGCATCTTTCGCACTGATCGATCGGGATGGCAATGATGGCGTGAATCCCTCAGCGCTCATCTCGCGCAGGATCTCATCAGCCGTTTTCCGGTAGGCGGATGCGATCTCCATCATGTCTTCGTTCGATGCCTTGAGAGCGAAAATCTGATATCGCCTGGTAATTGAGAGAGCGATCGCATGGGCTGCTGGCCATTTATTGCCTTTCTCCACCAGCATCGCGGCGATCTCTTCGTCACTAACTACAGCATCTTCACCAGTGACGATCGTGTCACCTATCTTGAATCGTACCCAATCGGAATCGCTATTATCAGGACTGGTGTAGGTTGCGGACATTTAAGCACCTCTTCAACAATCCGGAGGAAGATGGCATCCTGCAACGTTTGCTTTGCATCCAGCTACGAACCTGCCATCTTCGGAAATGCATCGATAGCCGAAGCCACCGAAGCATTCACTACGGTTATACACCGATCTTCTAGAAAAGGCAAGGTAGTCTGGAACAGCTGCGCCCAGCTTCTGTACATCTGCCGCTGCTCTGGATGCTCGGATGCGAATGCTCGCCCTGGTACTAGATCGTAGCCATACAGGGTGATGTGCTGCGCTCCCAATAGCACAGCTACATTCAGAGCGCCGTATCCCGAACAGCCTCCGATGCAGACTGTAGATGGATCAGCACTGAGCCCAGGCTCTCGTGATCGATTGAGGTAGACGACTCCCGGCATATCCCAAAGATCAGCATGGCACTTCGGGATAGCTATATATTTCCGCCCAGTGAATTTACCGAGGAGTGAAAGGCGGGATCTGATCCAGCGATGATCATGTGAATACAAAGCAGCGGCCCAGGGAACTTGTAGCACGGCGTCATTGATGGCCAATACTACCTGTCCCCTGAGCCGCTCAAAGTCAAAACTACAGAGCGATGGGCCGCTACCGACTATTACGCAGCGGCCCCATCGTTTTCGGTCTCCGGTAATACGGGATCGATTTTTTTCATCTTCCAGAGCCCGAAGAGATTGTTCTTCGGAAAGTGCTTCTTCGGCACTCGATCGCCAGGATGGAGAACTCGCACTCGACGCTTGCCTGACAGCTCCTGGTAGGAGATATCCTGACATGCTACAAATTCTCCATCATGGCAATTAGCCCATGTGATCAGCATCCTACGTGCTCACCGTGTGAATAAAGTAGCCTAGATCGGCTCCCGTCACCACGAACGTATAGGCTAATTCGATCTCCTGAATATCGGCCTTACGTGAGGGCTCAAACCATGACGTAATCCGCCCGCCAAGAGCATTCGCCCCCAGCAGCCCGGACCATGAGTAAGTGTACCCCGCACTCGGAGTCCTCCTTCCTGGACGCGCTGGTCGATGGAGCAACAGCACAGCATCAGTATCACCGATGAAGGCATAAGTTCCTGACTGGCCTACATCGTCTGTGTTCTGCACCGAGCCCATCACCAGGACTTCATCCAGTTCCAGTAGCGCTGCAACCGTTTGGCGGGTAACAAGCGCCGTCCCGGTTGTCTGGCCACGATCAGTCCGGCCAACTAGATCAGCATGATCAACGATGATGTCCCATGCCTGCTGACCGAAGATGGCGATGTTCGGACGGATGCCGGTATTCTGCTGAACAGTACGAAGCCCTGTCCTCATCTCGGAAATCGGACTTGAGCTTGACTGATCCCACTTCGTACCTGGGGTAGCATCTGTACCCCAAATACTCTGAGCGAAGTAAGCCGCTGCCCATTCGATCTCTTTGAAAAGCAGCGCTTGTTGTGTCATGAATTCCTGATTGTCCCGCGCTGGTTCGTATGGAGCCTGAGCATTCGCTGCTGTCTGCTCATCGAGCGGCATGTGGCCAGCCATTACATTGCAGGTATAGCTGTTGGTGTTATCCACGCCGTAATGCAGTTCAGCACTTCCAGCACCAGGAGCACGTCGGAGCATTTGTGATTTGAGCCAGAACGATTTCGTATAGAGAGCATACAGGTTACTTCTGTCCTGACTTGGAATGTTTGGAAACGCACGGCCCGCAACAAAGTTCTCAGCGAGTTGCATGTAGGCCATACTTTGGGTCGTTTCGAGGCGATCAACGTGTACATCGGCAGCAGTCAAACGCTTGCCGATCTTCACTCGTGGGTTGGGAGCGTTGACTCTGTGAATACCTGAGAATTCCATTTCATGTCTCCTTTCCCTAGCTCGCCTGTCCACCGCGCAGCTTGACGTAGCAGCGAACGATAGAACCGGCGCCACTCGCGTCAGCTAGTGCCACAGCAAACACCTCATCACCAGAGGTTGCTAAGTGCGCTCTGCTGACGGAGTTCGGTGCTAGTTCATCGCCTGCGGTAAATGCGGCGCCGGCCACTACTAGCGACTCGCCAGCGATCCGCAATGATCCAGATCTCGCGGCTGCGGCTGGTTTGTTCTGTAGGATTCCGCCTGCTGACTCGCCGTCGATGCAGGGCTCCAGTCGTCCAAGGGCGTTAATTCGTACCGGGTGAAATTGGTGGGAGCTGAGATCCTCCCCAGCATCCACACTAATGTCGATGACTTGAGACATATCTATGACTCCTCTTCCTGGTAGATCTTGTACAGCCCCGGATTCTGTTCGCAAGCTAGATTCAGCGCTTCAGCTTCGGAGAGTTTGGCATTGTTCTTCCTGATCTCAACAGCCTTCGCCACGAGCTGAGGATAAGCCTCATCCGCATCCTGGTTACCCCCGGCATCGCTGCCGAGAGGAGTAGTCAGGCCGCTGATCTTGAGGTTATTGATTTCGAGCATCTTCTCAAGTCGCTTGCGCTCGTCGGAGTCAGCATCGAATTTCAGGATCAGCTTTGCCCACTCGCGCGGTTCGTCGCTGATGTTCGGCCATTTCTTCTCAATCCGGGATTCCTCCCGATCAAGGGCTCGCTCACTGTTGATCTTTGTGATCTGCTCACGAGCATCCTTCAATTCCGTCGCCTGTTTCACAACAGCCTCGCGGCTAGTCGCGGACAGCGCTTCCAGATCCGCCTTTGTCAGCGGTGTCCTGTCCGGTTCTGGCGGAGTACCGGCAAGCCGCTTGCGCAGCTCGTCATTCTCCGTCGTTAGGGTATCGAGCTTTTTCTGAAACTCGGTGCCTTGCTTATCGAGCTTTTCCATCAATGAAGTCAATTGATCCTCAATGGTTTGCTTGGGCATAGGCTTACCCTCCTTTCTGTTCTTTAGCGTTGCCTGACATTTCGCAATGTCGCTGGCTGTGATACTTGATTTGCCGATCGTTGATAGTCGTGTCTTAATCTCTTTGACAAACTGGGTGACGCTGGCTTTGAGCTTAGCTTTCAATGGCTGGCCAGCTTCATTCTCGTAGATTGAGCGAAGACTGGAATGAAGCGCATCAACTAGCGGATGAACCTCGTCCATGATCTCCCAGACTTTCATCCGAGCTTCTGTCTCAGCTAGAGCCTCATCAAAACTACGGGCCTCCTCGTGCTCGTCTTTGAGTAGCGGCTCACAAAGGAATTCAGCTGCATCCTGATCGCCGCTGTTAGAGTCCCGCTTGAACAGCACGACACGAGCGCCGCTATTGGCGGGCACATCAACGAGATCGATCTTGTCAATCTGTAAATCTGTGATGACGTACTGTTTCTCAGCCATGATCTTGCTCCACTACGAATATTGCTGATCTGAAGATCTCCTCAGCCAGTAACGTAGCTGCTTCATCCTCCGTTAAGAGTTGATCGAATATTGCTAGGGCTAGATGCGGTAAATAGTCTCTAGCCTTCTTCCCATCTACTATGACTGTCGCCTTCATTCGACTTCGGTTCGAGCCGCTGAGCCCTCTATTGAGAATGCGGGCCGCTCACCTGATTTCACCAGCGCCCACAGCTCCGGATCGTCTACGCGAAAACCAGCCCAATGTCCTTCCATTCCGAGATCGATTCCTAGTGCTTCCTGTTTGGCCTTCGTGAACACAATCGATTCGACTAATCTAGAGGTACCGCCGCGCTCGTGCATATCTCCCCCTTCACGAGAATCAAGGACGAACTGATAGGCAGCTTTCTCATAGATTACGACTGGGATAATATCCCCCTGGGTATCCACGATCGGTTTACCGTCCTTGGTTAGCTCACTCATCCATCCAAAGACGAGCTGCTGTTCTGCATCGAACTTGACGATACGATATTTTGCCGTGAATCGGCGATCCCCCGCTTGGCTGGTCACTACACCGCCTGGAGGGTTTGGGTGGGACTTGGGGGGATCGCCGAACTTGCGGATGACCTTCTCTGACCAAAGCCGTGTGGAATCAGAGATCTCTGATATCCTCTTAACCTCTGGTATTGTCAGTCTAGATCCATCAGCAGCTTTCCTGACTGCTTCAGGGAGAGTATCTTCGACCTCTAACCAAACCTCAGAGAAGCTCTGGCAATCCTTCGCCACGGCCATCGGAACCTGGAAATCTTCCATCTCGATTGCAGTTTACGGCCATGGTCGTCAAATCTCCAAACGGGTACCTGGCAAGTATCTAGTTTTCTGTGTTGTTAATCTTCCGCTCAAGGCGACGGATCGAATCACTCTGTCTCTGTATACGATCCCGAAAATCATCTAGCCGCCCTGTCGTTGCATGAGCTGTTATCTCACATGTCGCCTTTCGGACAAAGCCCCCATCTCCATTCATTGTCTCCAGCAACTTCAGCATGAAACTATCAGCGAATGCAGTCAATGCTGCATCTAGTTCCTTGCTAGTAACGAATCCCTGTTCCTCATGCCATTCCCTAATCTCTAGGCGAAAGTGAGCTTGAGAACTCCTGATCCACAGTCCGATTCCGGTTGTGATCGAAGCCGATAATCCAGCTACACCAAAGAGCGCAATTTGAACGATAGTGGCATCCACGGTTTTGCTCCTCTCAGAAGTTTCTCCCGACCGGTCTTGGTGCTGCTCTCGATCTCGGGAAATGCAATACTAGCCCACAACGGCACATGACATGAATCGGTGGATGTTCAGCTACTGATTGCAGGCTAGTGAACTCCTCACCGAAAGCAACGATTGTGCCATGCAGCGGCCCACAGATTGGGCATACGCGCTCATCTCTAGCCGTTATCCAGCGGCGCTGCACTATCCGAGGATCGATCAATCCATCATCTATCGACTGCTGCCAAAGCTCATGCTGGCCGGCGTTGCTGGCGCGGATCGTTTCGGTTCTAGCAATCGCCTCAGATCGATGCTTCAAGAAGCGCTCAAAATAGCGATCAGTCATCCTCTGGATCTGCTCTGGGGTAAAAGGTGTTCGATCAGCAATCAATCCGCCCTCCGAGATGTGCGCTCTCAATGTTGCGTCGAATCTCCGATCGCGGAGCTTGAACCTCATCGCTGTAGCAGCATCCCCATCAATTAGCGCCTGCTGGAATCTCCGAACTGCGGCTGTCTGGTGTTCCGTCAATCCGATGTGCTGCCTGATCTCGCGTGCAGCTACTCGCGGGTGCATCCCCTCCTCGAAAGCCCGGATCATCACATCACGGATAGACTCCCGCGTACCGACGCTAATATCCCGGATCAGATCGAATTCATAATCTCGGAGAAACTGAACTGCCCGAGGATTTACCAAATCGAAGGTGATGTCTGCCTGAAGCCCTTTCGGCAGCTTCGACATCGCGGCTTTTGCGCCTGCCGCAAAAGTAGCCGTGACAGCCTCTCTAAGTGATTCCACCTCCGCAGGTAGTCCTACCCCTTTGAACGCCTCGGCAAACGCCTCTGACAGCCGTAGGATGCGCTCAACGGCCATTGTGTCGCCAGTAAGGATCGCCTCCGATAGCTCTCTCATACTGATGTTGCTTTTGATTGAAGCTATGGCTGCCTCAAACGCTGCGATGAATCTCGACTCCATCTTCCCAGCAGCAATCGAAACCGGATCTAGATCTGAATCCGTAATCCGAACTTTGAGGATGGGCGGATACCCCGGCATTGGTCGCCGCCTGATACGGCAAACCATCCGAGCCGCTCCGCCCCTGCGGGTTGAATTGATCAGCGGCAAACCTACTCCGCTGCTGGCGGTGTCTCCTCGCCGGGGCCTGGCACCCATTCGGAATCGATTGCGATATCCCGATGGGCGGCAGATTGGAGATTGAGCAGATTGTCATAGCCTGCCGCGTTGTTCGAGATTCTCGACAACACCTTTTGTTGTTCGGACAACGTCGTCACCACCAGGTTGTTCAGTGCTGACAGATGATTGTTTGCCTGATCGCGCTGCCGGGCGAGGGCTTCCGAGTGATCATCGAATCCTCGCTTCGTATTGAGGAACAAGACGCCTGATCGATCAGTCGTCTCTACCTGCATCCGCTCTCCGGTGAATGTTTCCTCTACCCGAGACTCGGTGCTTGAGACACCTGTTTGCTGACCCTGAGTCTGCAAGATTTTCTGAACTGCGCTAGTCGCAGCTTGAGTTGCGATCTGCTCAATTTCTTGAGCTGTTAATTTTCCTTCGACTGCTGCCATTAGTTTAGTACTCCTTTTCCTTGTTTAGTTTACTTGCCGCGTCCGAACCGTCACACTATCTTCCTGTGCTGCTATCAGTGCACCAACACCATCCCAACGATGCCGCCATAGTCCTGACTCGTCCATCGTGCGATCAACGTAAAAGATCCCGGTGGAGGCTTTGATCACATCCCCATCGACACCGAACTCCAGTGCTTCCTGATTTCCGCTAGGATCTTCGATCACGACCGTTATCGTAGTCGGATCAGCCAATGCCAAGTCAAGATCCCGGAATGTCACTTTGAATCTAACTCCATCGCCGATGTCGAATGTGGGCATTACGGTTGCTCCTCTAATGTCGCTGTTGCCGATTCCGTCATGAGCGTTGCGGTTCCTGTCTCTGCCACTAGCGTAGCTGATCCTGTTTCTGTTAGCAAAACGGCAGTTGCTATTGAGGTGCTAAGGATTAGCAGCGGTGCCAGTTCCTCCAGGGTCGCCGTCCCCGGTACAGCACTCCCCCAATCAATCGCATGGCTAAACCACTTGGCGGATGCTCCTGGCATTGATCATCTCGCAAACGGGATTACACCGACTCCGATAATATCTTTCACGACCGCTCCACCTACTGCCGGTACATGATCAACCATCACCCAATGCTCATAGCAAAAAAATTCCCGCCCTCCAGCATTCCTCCATGCACCAGCCTGAAAGTTATCTATCTCACTCTGATTCGTTGGTACGGTGCTAGGATTAAATGTTTTGTACCGAGAAGTTCCGTCTAGCGCCAGATCGGCGCTATTCTCTGAGGTCGAAACTTTCGCACGTAGCCGATGCTCTGTCCCGCTTCCATTCCCTCTAGCAGCTTGGCAAGATACCGTGACAAGGTTAATAGTGCCAACGTTCGGAATTGAAGTAAGCCCCCACAGCTGCTGATGGTTGGCATCTACCTGGGAACTCTCTATCGCATATTCTGTTTCGTCAATCGGATCTTGGTTGACTGCACTGAATGTCTCCGCATTCGCCGCCTCATCTTCGAATTCATCTTCTCCGCTATCACCAGAGTCCTCATCAGCTCGCTGAGCATCAATCTGTCCAGCTCCTAAAAATGTGAATACATCCTTTGCAAATATGTCATCAAACCAAATGTTTTCTGCTCCGTTGGCGTTGTCCATTTTGAGTTCATCAGGTTGTTGACCAGCACCCCCATTCGTTACATCAGCAGTAGTTCCTCCGTCTACTCTACAGTGGATTTCACCATTGCTTCCTCCTCCTGAAGGATCTTTTTTGACTGTTACTTCTATGAGGTGCCATTCATCTTTTGATACTGATGATTCAACTTGTGTCCAATCCGTTCCATCATTATTTGTAATTAGGATTTCAAAATTATTAGTATCTACATGTTTAATTCCGACAGCTCCAGTAGATTGACCAGTATCAGATCTGACATCAGAAATCTTTTCCTCTGTTGATCCAACTGTTCCGTTAACTCGTACATAATAACGGACTGATACTTCATCTGCTGCAAAGATTGCGAGAGGAGAGAAACAGTTGCCTGTGCACTTTAAAGCATAATTCCCTGTCCGCTTTGTAGTGCTGTCAACTGATCCTGTAGCAGTGATAAACTCACCGAGGTTCCCAGATTCAATTCCAGCTAGCCAGGCCATGCTAATCTAGCCACCACTGCGCCCCAGGCGAGACATCGCTCAAACGCATCAGGTAATCCTGTACTGCCGGGCTGGGATCGTAAAGTCCATCATTCCGATAGCGGAAGATCTTAGCGTTAACGAAAAAATTCCGTAGAGTGATTGTCTGGCCGAAATCCGGATCAGTAGGATCAGTAATAGATTGCTCGTTCTTATAGATGTTCTCCAGTGCAGCGTCGAGAGCATCCTGGAGCTTCTCAGCGCGAGCCTCTGGATTCCCTGTCTGTGTTGGGAATGCACTCCTATGGATTGCTAGATGAGGAGTGCTCTGGCCACTGCCGCTAACAAAGATCCCAATCAATGGCCAACCGTGGATGGCAACCAGATCAGTAATTAGCTCTCTAGCCGTTTTACCAGTATCAACATCAGTGAACGGATCAATCTCAGTTACACCGCGAAGGCGAAAATGAAGCGGGTTTCCATCTGGCGCAAGAGCATCGAACTCTGACTGTTTCAGTGTCAAAAATATCCCTGTTGTTGATGGCATGTTTTTAGCTCTCAATTGTAAAGTAGGATACTACTACGTCAATTGATCCAGTGGTAGGCACTTCGCTCGTTATTCGGAGATCCTCATCGTCAGCGCCTACGCCGAGCATACCGCTGCCGTCCCCCTCTACCACGCCAGAGCCCGGCGCTATCCCAGGATGTGAGAGCACAACTCCAGTAGTAGTCGGCGTCGTCGCGGTAGCGAATCCTATCCGTACCTGCACATCTACCGTATTCGCATTATCGGCCATCACCGAGCAGCGAGTAACCACAATCTTCAGGCCAGCGGCAACAGTTACAACAGCGGCATTCGTTTGGGCACCGGTGTAATTAGCCCGCACGGTTACAATGTTGGGGTGCCCCCCGATGACAAAAGGCACCCCTGCTCGATTAGTATATAAATCAGTAACGTCTGCTGCGGCTACAGCAGTCGGATTCGTGCCATGAGCAATCGCCTTTCCACCGATCTTTACCGGAAAGTTAGCATCAGGCCCATCATGGGCCACGCTGCCTTCGACATTGGGGGCCGGATCTTGTGATTGATCAGCCATCCTAGTCCTCGGCGTAGATCACAGCATGGACATCAGCAGCCAGTACTCCGAGATTCTTGAACTTTACGCGAAAGGCATCCAAGCCCGCTGCCGCCCCTAGCGTGATGAAGTTACGATGAGGTGCCTTGAAGAAGAAACCCTGTCCTGCCTGCCCGCCGAAGATGCCTTTAATACCAGACTCGACGGCATCGTCTACGGTATAGATTGCGGCCTTCCACCGCTGTGAGCACCAGCACCATATACCGCTAAGTTTCTTGTTTGCGGCTTCTGAGCCGGTCAGATCAACCTCAGCGTCTACCGCCAACGCGGCGGAGGTTAACGCCTCTGTCGTTGGGCTCGTTGGAGTGTCAACACCACCACCAGTAAGAACATCGATCTGCAAGTGACCGGCGTCATCGACCTCGGCCCGATTCCAGTTTGTGTTACCACTATCCCAACCCATCAAAAATGCGCCGACCGCTGGAACAGTTGGATTAGCCACGTCATCAGCAAGAGCCGCAGCTGCCGGTAGTTCTGTGTCCACAGAGCCGGTAATACTGACATCATTATTAGTGCCGAGGTTAACGAGTAGGCCATCTGTGGCATCCCCTAGAGCCCTATCCCAAGTCGCTCCATCCCAGGCCATCATGAACGCTCCGACACCGGGGGCCGTGGGGTTGGCGAAATTGTCTGCCAGTGCTGCCGCCAATGGGAAATTGTTGTCGTGAGTCCATAGAGCACCGTTGGCATCAACGAACATATTCACGACATCAGCCGCAGCAGGAGTCAAGGCGCTCAACACATCGTCGCGGACTGCCAGAGACAGCACGCCTGTATCGGTTCCCCCGATCGGCGTATCGATTGCCTTGCCTAAGTTCGTAGCACCAACACCAGGGATCACCGATGTCACATCGACATCCCCGATATCAATCCCCGAATTCGCCGCCAGCGTGAATGAGCCATCATCGGTGACTGTCACCGTCGAGGCGGAAACGTCTAGTGCGCTCTGATCCGAAGCGATCACCACTGGTATTGATAGAGCCATCGTTGTCTGGGCCTTCGCTTCCGCCGAAGTTCCGGCGGCGCTGATCCTCAGACTAACTCCGAGAACGTACTCCGTTCCGCCACCTGTGTCTAGATCAAATGGTAGTAGTTGACTTGGTACATCAGCCATCGCTAGATCCTCCCTTCATTGTTGCAATCTCTTTGCCTATCAGCGCGATCCTCTCTGCGTTCACAGCCACCTGTTCTCGCTGTCGTAAGATCTCGACTTCCATCTCATCTGCTCGTAGTAAGGCGATCGCGCTCTGATACTCCAGGTTCTTGATCTCTAGCTCCTTGCGCCTGATATGCAGTGCCTTCGTTCGATGATCGGAAACCTTTCCGCCTTCTGACGCATCACCCATTAATTCACCTGCTTTACGGCCTGCCGTTGCTGTTGGCGCGTATAGAGCGTCCCCGTCTTCGGATCGATGTCCAGTACAGAGTCCTGATCGATCTTGTATTTCAACTTGATGCCTCGTGTCCACAATACCAGTGCATCCCGAGCAGTCGCATGTTGGATCATCCGAACCTTATAATCCAGCAGCTCATCCGCTGTCAGCGTTGCTCCCACGGGTGGAGGCATCTCTGCAACTTCCTTATTCGAAGCAAAGATGAACTGAGTGCTGGGCTTCTTTCGAGTTCCAGTGGCTTTTTTCGCCGGTACCTTTTTCACTGTTGCCACTTATGTCACCTCATCCCAGAATATCGTTGCATTCACATCCGCCGCTACGATCCACTGATTTGTCACTTTTACGCGGAAGTTCTCATCACCGCCAACATAGGCCAGTGTATCGTAGTATTTATCTGGTGGCACGTACTCGCCATCCGACCCTCCCGCATATCCACCTGTTCGAATCACACCGATAATAGTCTCTACTGCCCCATCGCGTTTGATGATTGACCAGCTACATGGGACTGAACTGGACACTTGTACCCGTTTCAGTTTCCCTGTCGCTCCCACTGCAATCGTAGCAGCATCTAGATCAACGCTCGCATCCGCCGCCAAACTAGCTGATACCCTGTAATTGGAAACCGGATTAACCGGCCCCAAGATTTTCACCACCAGCCCGTGATCAGTACCAGGCGTCGGATCAGTATCGGTGACTACCGCAATGTCATCAGCACCTACACCGGCAATCTGATCCCGTTCTCGTTGGACAGTATTAGCGCCTACCGTGAGCTGCTCTGTGTCGAGCTTCTTACCGACGCCATCAGTCGGCAGCTGGATAATTGAATTAGACACCCGGCTGCTCCTCTACCCGCTCAGGGAGTCGCATCCTGGCACGTAGGTGATTCTCTAGATTATCGTCTGGGAATATTGCTGCTCCCGATTGGGCAAGATTCTTGAGCGCCGCTGTCAGCCTCTCAATATCCTCACGTGCTACGCTCGCCGGTCGAATCCTCGGCAGGCCCGCTGCTGGATGCCAAGCATTAACGGCGAACAATCGAGGGACAGCATGGATGTTGATCACATCAGCTATCGACTCCATCCACCCATCAAGAGACGCTTCAAATATCGATGTCTTGTCCGTAGACAGCGCTCTACTGCCAACCGACTCGTGTCCGAGTAGAATCCAGTCAGCAAGCACCACGCCTGCGATAGCGCCGTTCTCACGGCGAATTACAACGGTCGTATCAAACTGCTTAGCACCTGGAGCTTTCACTAGCTCGAATTTATAGCTCGGCTCGTTCGAGTCCTCCTGAATATCAGAGGGTAGAACTATTCCCTCTTGATCATCACGGCGGATGTCTTTGATTATCCTCTTCCATTCAGCTAGCTCAGTCGCTTTCCCTGGAGCGTTCGAGTCAAACAGCTCCCCCGGAACTCTCAGCACCGGGTACCCTACTAGATCGCGCTCGATTCCGATAGCCTCAATTTCCCTAATGTGTTTCTTCGCATACCACGCGATGTATGCCCCTTCCAGCACCGATCGCCCCTCTGGGTTGTTCTTGTGGTGGCTGGTGTTGAACAGCAGCATATTCTCAATTGGGATCTGTACCAGCTGATTCGAGTTAGCATCCCTCTGCTCGACTCCATTCAATCCCCCTTCATCATCAAAGAGCCAGCGCTCTATCGTCTCAGCACTGCGAGGTGCAAACTTTCGCCAGCCAATCTTCCGATCAGTATGATTACTGCGCCGGGAGCCATCTGTTTCTTCAGGGCCGGATCTGAGCTTATAGACGATTTCGAATGTTTGAAATCCGAAAGTCAACATCCAGAGCACCTCCGATATGAAGGCAGTCCAGGTGTGCGACATATCGTCTTTGGCCGATTGGAGGAAGTCTGCCGCTTCAGTCGATTCTGGTGTCTCATCTACTGCCTCAACCACCCACTGCACCCGACGCATCATCATTTCGATCGCGTGCATAATCGAGGCTACGGTATCGTCGTAGAGCCTCATCTCACGATACGTTTCCCAGCGCCTAGTTTTTGAGCGTAGTTCACGGAGCGCCGTCTCATCAATCACTCCGAGATGATGTCGCAGCCCAGTGGATCCGATCTCAGCGGAGATACGTCCAGGTGCTGGAGGCACAGCTGGAGCTAATTTCTCGGTGAGCCATCGGCGAGCGGAATCTAGCACTAGCTAATCGTAGCCGAGAGGGGGGGGTTTGACCAAACGGATGTATCCAGAGATAGGCCGTGAGGGCGCGAGGATGCGCTCTACGCTGTCTCTAGGGATCTAATAGGGGAAATATACGGGGGCGGCAGCTTTGCGGGCCGCCGCCCTTTTGGGGATGTGTCGGATATGGATGCCTGAAAAACACACCCGACACCTCTATACTAGCACATCCGAGGTGAAAATGACGCAGGGCAGTAGAGGAAATGATCTCTGCCGCCCCACTTGCGACTGTTCGCTATCGATCCCATCTTAGCATATCCGAGACAGGAACGACTCAGGAACAGCGACTCTTTAGCTGTGAGCAATTCTACAACTCCATCAAGAGCGAGCCGCTGTTCCGTGAGGCTTTCCCTCACCCGTCGTTCATAGGCACCTCCTCTCCTGTTACCCTCTTGGTAGAGAGCTTGTGCCATGCTCCAGGCACGCGCTCAGACTTAGCGATTCCAGGACCGGGATAAGGAGCCTTATATGGCCAATGGTAATTCCAGACTCCGCCATCTTCGTCGAGAGCATACGGATCTTCGTTCGCTCCGCAGGTAATCTGGACGAACTTCGGTTGTTTCACCGCTCCCTCCCATCGGCTGCCACAAGCACACGCTCTAGTTGCGGTATGAATTCACCGAAATCGTAAATTCCCCCTTCGGGCGAGTCTACAAACCGTAGCGCCTGAATGGCTCGCTCCAGCGCCTCATACATGGCCGGGGCCTGCGCGATCAGCCGGGCATTGTTGCGCTGCCATTTATTGTGGATTCTTTCATCCAGTACGGTTGCAATATGGTGCGGGGTGATGTCCCAGTTTCGTTTGTCCGGGGTGATGTACGCGCAGTGGCACTCGTCGTCTCTCTCTATGTGCCACGGCCCCGGCGTCCACTTCGGCTTGTCAGTGCTCATCTTTTCTCCCTTCGTATCCTGTATTCAAACAGTCCACCATCCCCTATCCTGCGGCGCTCTATGTCATACCCTCCGAAGCGGCTCTTACGGAAATCTCGCAGCCGCGCCGAAACACTCGCCTCCGGGTATCCGAGCTGTAGACTAATCTCCCGCAGCGTGCGCCAATCCCCATCGATCATCAAATCAAAGACTGCCTGAGCCTGCCGTCCGAGTCTAACTTGATCCTTTTCTGGCTCGTAGGTTGCGCCATCAAAATTCATATCATGGAATTGCTCAGACCATGGAAATAGGCTGGGTTGCCTCATGCTTCCCCTTCTGCTTCGCTCTCCAAGCCGCAACCGCTAACCGATTCTTGCACTTCGGGCAGGTTCCGCATTCGCACGTCCGGGGACGCCCACCCCCTCGGCGTCTCTTCGGCGTCCGGAGGTAGAGCGAGCGGATCTCGTGACAGATAGACTTGACTGTCCGGGCTGGGCCAAAAGGCCCGCCATCGCGCTGGAGCCCAACCTTTACAGCTTTCTCTAGATACGGCGCCTCTAATGCCGGTGGTAGTTTAGTTTTCATATTGGTTCCTCACGTTACCATTCAATATTCGAAATAATCTAGTCAGTACTTGAATGGTAACCTCCGCTCCTTTGATCGATTTAAGCGCCAGATCTAGAGCCACTGCCGCCTCATCTAGCTCCACCTCTAGTGCAGTGATACTCCGAGCCTGTGCTCCCTGGCCGTAGCAGTCACAGCCAGCATCGACGTTGCCGCAGCACGGACAGTATGGTTTGCTGTTGCTCATCGATTCCAAGCCTCCTTCGTCCCGTAGCCGAGCTGGTGGCCCTCTATGAGGTAGAAGGCATCCTCGGGCGCTTCGTTGCTATAGCGCCGGGGCTTTGGCTGGTAGTGGCCGGGATTAACATATGGGGGGGGATCACCTTCGCCATCCCATTCCTCTTCGTTCTCCTCTTCGATGTCAGAGGCACAGAGCATATTGGCGACGGTGTTCTCAAACGGCCAGTTGTCCTGACTCATGATCCGAACTTCCATGCCCTCGTCCAAACCCTCAATAGCGTCTTTTAGATCTCTAATCGTCATGTTCATTTCCTTTCGGCTTCCTCCTACCCACCGGGTTTCGGGCGGGGGCCACCCGCCCATCATCAGGGAGGATTTAGGCTGCTACCCCTTCGGCTATCCGTGCGAGCTTCTTATTTCTACCGGCATGAGATCTCATCTTCTGAGCCGCACCGATCGCACGATACCACCCGCAACCATCCAGATACTCGCTGAAATCACCAGGCCGCAGGTATTCGCCCGCTCGCTTCATGGCGAAGAATCGCTCATAGCGTTGTTCTACAGCAGTTCGTGCAGCTTCTACCAGATCCCAGTACTGCTCCGCTTTGCCAGCAGCGTCGTGTGGTGTCTGCACGATCGGGATACCGCCAGCATCGACTACCACCCGCACCCAGGCTTGCGAACCATGATTGGCACCGCCACATCGGCAGTCGCAGTTTGGCCCTCTCGCGAAAGTGCATCGGGCATCACATGGGCAGCGGTCCTCGTCACGAACTAACCGTGTCCGCTGTGTTCGCCCGAGGTATTCAATCCAACCATCACAAGCCCCACATTTCCCTTTCCGCCCGATACCCTGCTCATCGACGTACCAGGGTAACTCCTCATCGACGGTAACGACTGACAAACAGTCATTGCAGCGATAGAAGTGGCGGGTTGTCATCTTTACTGGCGGAACGGGAGCTGCAACACTATCCTCAGTCCCCGCATCTGAAAACAGGATGTCCAACAAGTCCTGTTGCGTGGGGCCAACTACTACTGGCCGTTTTACCTTTGCCGCGTTTACTTTTTCCATACTCTAACTTTACTACATCCCTGTGTCATTGTAAAGCAAAATCGTACAATGCTAGCAAAATAATTCCAAACTGCCCTGTCAACACGAATCCCGGGGGTACCCCCCCCCTTTCAGGTTGACGCTACAGGGGAGCTGAGGATCGCCCAGGGGAGCTTGCCTGTGCGAGGTAGACGGGAAACACTACCGAGGGGCCGAATGCCCCATACAGGCGATCCTGGGGCCTCTATCGCTATTCTGTAAGGCCCCAGGGATGGGTGATCAGGCACCCAACAGCGTAGCCACGCGACCAGCAATCCGTACCGCCTGATCCCAGTCCCAACATTTTGCCAGCGCGAGTACCTGGCGAATAGGCTCTTTCGGCTTCAGAGCATCCCCACGGTTAATCGCATCCACATGGATATAATATCCCTCACTCCCGCCCGTGACTGGATACACTGCAATCCAGCTAGCGCGATGGGGCCATGGCGAGTCAGCGCCAACAGATTGAACAGGCCCGTATGTGGAAGTCTCACCATAGCTGTTATCGAATCCGTATTCATCAGGTGTGTTGCCCTCTGCTTCCAGGATTGCGTTTAGCTGCCCTAGCACGTTCCGCACGGTTCGATGATCTTCGCGTACCGTGATCATCAATTCTGGATCAAAGTCACACTGGCGACATCTACCAGCTGCTTCCTCCCACTGCTCAAAACAGCCCATCGGTGTCTCATACCAGACTTCCGACAGGATCACTTTCGCAGCATCAATCCGGGAGCCGCTACCGGTACAAGTTACGATCATTTCTGATCACCTCCACCCACTGCGCGCCCCCAGTCAAGCGCAGTCGGCGCGGGCGATCAGGCTGCTACCGCCTTCACTGCGGCCCGCTTCTGCATCCAGTCACATGCCTGCTGCGCCTTCGATGCTGCTATAAAGATGGCCTTCTTATCGGCCTTCAGAACTCGGAGCCAGTGCTGGATGTACTGGGCGTGATCTTCCCGAGGCTCGCTGCTCAGGCCGAGGTGATTACAAGTGAAGGCCGCGCCTAACTCTGCAATCAACTCCTCAGCTGCGTAAGCGTCATCCCCGAACCGCTTTCCAAGCTGCCGATCGCATCGACTCGCCTCTGATGTCCAGTGCACTATTTCGTGCGCCAGAGTCGAGTAGTAGTCAGTATTTGAATTGAAATCATTGAATGCCGGCATCGTGATCTCATCCAGCATCTCTGAGTAGCAGGCTCGGCCCCCACCATGCTGCACCGGAGCGCCTGTAGCGGAGAAGAATTCGTCGGCCTCGGCGATGTGCTCGTTGGGCTCTTTCTCGATCCGCTCCGGTGCTTCATACCCGTCTACCTGGGCTGCGTTGAAAACTGAGTAGCCGCGCACGAATAGGAGCCGAGATCGGGACTGAACCTCTTCACTATCCTCGGCCTCATCCTTCGTCTTCGTATCGGCGAACTTCCAGAGCACTATGAGCGTGGCTTTCTCTCCCTTACGAACCTGAGCGCCTTTCGTTTTCCACTGCTTATACGTCCCCCATTCGCCGCTGTCGTAGCCCTTGGCTGCTGCTGCTGCCATCAGGCAGAGAGTGTTGATCCCTCGGTAGGGGTGCTTGCTCGTGACGTTGGCCGGGGCCATCGCCCCAGTCGAGTGCCAGGGCATCTTCCATTTGCCTACGCCGTTCTCAATCGCTGCGATGATCTGATCGGTGACTCGCTGGTAGACATCCTGTTTGCTTGCCGCGTTTCGTTGTTCCATATTTATATATTACAATATGGCTCAGGAGATGTAAAGCGAAAAACAACAATGCTAGCAAAATAAATCTAGATCGCTGAGAATCGCCCAGGGACGTTCGCCTATGGTAGGGTATGGGAAACCACTACCGAGAAGTCAGAATCGCTCTAGGAGTGATCCTAGGGGCTCTAGCGGCGCTCGTAGCCGGACTGATGATCATCTTTGGGGATGAACAGCGGCCCAACTACCACTGGCCGGCGACGGCGCACGAGGAGCTTTGACAGCGCGTACACCATGGCGTCTACCCGATCCGGGGATTTCCCATCAACGTGGGGCTGCCACGTGCACATCTGAGCTTCGAGCATCGGCATCGATCCGATATGGTGGATTCTTCCCTGCTCGTAGAGCATCTGGATCGGTTCAGCCCTTGCCTGTTTTCCTCTGCTCGCATGGATCAACGATATTGGCAGTTTGCCGCCCGCCCCATTGATCGTGTCGCGTACCATTTCCCCACCCTGATTTTTTTCCGCTACGATCACATCAGCATCCCAGCTCTCATAGAGATCACGAGTCCGACGCCCCCATGCTGACGGCATCATTTTGCCGCTCGCGTCGTGCAGGATATACCCGTCCCCGTCCACGCCTTCACCCGCTACGATGATCCCTGCCTCATCCGCCCCTTCCCCGTCGCTCAGGCTCGGATCAACAGCGATTACGATCCTCTTCAGCTCCGGGGCTTGATTCACTCGATACCGATCAATTAGGGCATTACTCCACAAGGCCCCCGGCATATCCTCTAGCAGCTCTCCAAGGAGTTCCTGCTGAGCAAGGCTCGTCCCCTCATATTGCTCGATGAACTCCGCGAAGCTCGCGCCCAGGTTCGCCAGATTCTCGTAGGTGGTTCCCCTAGTGGTGACAGTGTGAGGTGAGTCTAGGATAGCTCTCAGCTTCGGAATCGGCTTTGGTGTCGTCGCTACCATACACTGGGCCTTGCCAAGTCGCAGGGCCAACATCAGCGTGTCCCAGAGGTTATTTGCTCCGGGGCTCGCTAGATACCGACACGCCGCCAGCTCATCGATCCATGCCCAGTGGAACTGAGGACCGCGAAGGCGCTCTGGTGTATCGCCCGAGTAGATCTTCGCCAGTGATCCATTCTTGAATTTCAATTCCCCCAATGAGCGGTTCCAGTCTGTAATCATCCCAGGAGCGAGTACTGACAGCAGCCCAGATGATCCTTCCACACACACATCACGGGCCGAGGTAAATGTGGGTGCGACGATTGCTGCTCGCTGCTCAGGCTCACCGACTAACCGGAGAGCAGTCTCCTCAGCCCCGCTTCGGGTTTTTCCGGTTCCCCTTCCCGCTAAGAAGATCCACGTGCGCCACGGCTGTTCCGTTCGTGGGGGGAGCTGATTCGACCTTGCCTGTAATCTCCAGCGGAGGCGGTATTTTGCCTGGGTGTCCAGGTTGCGCCAGTCCTTGCTCGGCGAAGAGTCTGGTGATCTGGGCATCTATGTCTACCTGTCCAGCGTGAACTGTCACATCTAGTCTACCGCCAGCGTCTAGGCCCAGCAATGTGGCCCGCCTGGCTTCAGCGGCAATCACTGCCATTGCAGCTCGGATCTGCTCAGAGGGCGTCCCACTCCGAACGATCGCCATCATGTCCAGCTCAATCCGCAGGAGCCTCATGTCCATCATTTGAACGATCTGCTCTGCTGTCTCCCTGGTATGCCGGATCACGTTGTCCAACTGGCGAGTGACTCGCTGGTAAGCGGTGGATAATGAGCAGTTCTGGGTGGAGGCGATCTCCTGAAATGAGGCCCCGTCTCGGCGGTGGTTGAGGGCTTGAAGTTCCAGCTCAACCTTCGTGATCAGTTTTTCTTTGATGCGGCCCTTGACCTTGGGCTGGTTTTTCTTCTTGCCCTTATCAGCACCGGGCTTCGGCTTTGGGCTGGCTCGTTTTTTAGTCACTACGCCATTCCCCTAGGTATACCGGTAATAGTAGCATATACCGGATATCGTAGGGAAACGGTTCAATCATCGCTAGCCGATGCTAATAGCGCCATCTCCCATCGGACCTTCGGCGCTGCATCTACTTCGATGCTGTTGATGTTCCAGCGGTACTTCCTCTGTGTTCCCGCCCGATTCCCGCTTCGATCCCGTATCCGAGGCTTGGAGACGAACGCCTTTCTCCACCCAGCCGCTCTATAAATCGTCCCAGTGTGAACTTCAAGATCCTGATACGCAATACACATCTCTCGCTCCGGGTGCGAACGGCGAAACCAGCGCACCATCCAACCGAGAAACCGCGAGGCCGTGTTTTTAGGAGCATCAGGCGCACAGGCCATTCGCCTTAGTTCAAGCCAGTGCTGCGGAAGACATCGTCCGCTTGGTGTGTTCCATAGAGCTACAGCGTAAGTGAGATCACCGCGCCGTGCGTGAAACGCAAACTGCCACGGCCCGTCTTGCACATTCGGTAGGCGTGAATGCCACAATCTGACCAGGGAGGTCGCATGGGGCCTCGGGCAACGCTCAAAGACCAAATCCCGAGCATGGAGCGTGGAGGTTGGACTCGAACCACCATCCCCCGTCTGGAATAACGGGAATGCTACCCTTGCACCATCCACGCTCATATACCCCTCATCTGATCCGCAACTGCTAACTATTCAGCTTCGGTTTTCGTCTTGGCATCTTCCTGCCCCGATACTAGCGCGAGTTCGTATTGATCGTCTTCGCTGATGGCCTCGATCTCTACCAGATTCTTGAGCGCTTGTCGGTAGTAGCTCTCTTTGAGTTCGACACCGATCGCCCGCCGTCCATTCTTCACCGCTCCATATACCTCGGAGCCGACGCCCATGAACGGAGTCAGCATCGTTTCACCGGGATTTGACCAGAGCACCATCGCCCGGTCGATAACGTCGAGCTGTAGCGGATGGACGTGCTTTTCATCTTCCTGATCGCGAGCTGGTTTATATTTCAGCACTCGATCAAGCCGTACATCATCCCAGAATGCCGAGGCGTACTGCCGCCATATCCAATGCGAGTAGCGATTCTCTGTCTGCTTACCAGTCCATCCTTTGTATCGCATCAGTTCAGCTGGAATCTGACGCGATCCCGCATAACGCGTCAATCCTTTCGGATGAGCGATTGGGATCTTGTTCTCACCCTTGCACCGGAATGCCAATAGGTAATCCGCACTGGCAACTGTACATCGGGAGGAGTCGTCCACTATCGTCTTGTGAGCCAGTGATTTCATCATCGTGCGATTCCTTACGGTAAGAGGTTCTTTCCAGACGTGGTATCGAGCCACATAGCGGAATCCAATCTTCTCGTGCATTCGAATAATATCACCGGAGAAGTCTATCAGATAGTCATTCTTACCGGAGTTACTGCTCGGCACGTCGGCGCAATGGACAAGAGTCATTCGCCCCGGCATCGTTAGTCGGAATAGCTCATTAACAACGAATCTGTAGTGTTCGAAGAATTCTCCGTAGTCGCGGCTGTTCGAGAGATCTCGCGCCGAAGAACTGTAGTGATACAGGCCAGCGAATGGCGGTGAGTAGATCGAGAGATGGATCGATCCGTCCGGTAGAGTCGGCATCACCTCTAGGCAGTCGCCGCAATAGGCGGCATATCGATCATTAATCTTTTGATGTTTCACAGCCATGTTGGCACCTCCACTTCGTTGTCATATTTCCTCCCTGTATCTACTCTCAGAGCATCGTTCATGTGAGACACCAGCGCGGTAAACATTCGATCCGCCGCCTGTGATTTGCGCCTGAGATTGTCCTTAACTCCACGTTCACCCTCAGTCACCACCAGATCCACTGTCACTTGGTTCTGTTGGCCAAACCGCCAGCAGCGCCGGACGGCCTGATAGTATTGCTCATAGCTGTGGCTGGCGAACGTCACCACATGCGAGCAGTGTTGCCAGTTCAGGCCCCATGCTCCGATCTTCGGCTTGATGATTGCCACGCGAAGTTTACCGCTCCCGAAGTCTGTATAAATCTCTTCCTTCTCATCGTCTGGAGTAGCGCCGGCAATCTCGCGGGCCTCCGGAAGCAATCCTTTTAGGATCTTCCCCTCATCGTTGAGGTGGCACCAGATCACGGCTGGACGTTTCGTGCCAGATATTAGTTCCGCCACCATCTCACAGCGCTCCTGTATCGTTCGACGGCGCTCCTCTCGCTCTTCGTGGAAACTTCTAGCCGGTAGAGCAAACAACATTCCATCAGCCAGAGTTCTGGTCTCAACTATATGCTCGACCTCAACCAGTGGCGGGAGAATGAATCCGTCATCATCGCAACCAATATCGGATGGCTTGCGGAGCGCTCGCGCCCACGAACATACCCAACGCCAGAACCCTTCTTCGGCATGGCCTTTGAATCGCCAGCGTTGACCAGCCCATTGCCGAGGTGCTGCGTAACCTTTCCATCTACCTTTCACATCAATGGTGTTATTGTCGTTCACGAAGAACCGATTGAGCATGTCCATATGCCCTAGCTCACCAAGGGCCTCGCTCGATGTCCCTAGCTCGATGTAATCATTAGGGGCCGCTGTCGCCGTACACAGCAAGCGATATGGCAGCGTCCTGAGAAATTCGGTAACCTGAGCTTTCCGCACACCATCGAAGTTTTTCAAGATGCTCGATTCATCGCATACCACACCCGCGAAATCGGCTGGCTCGAACATGTGCAGCTTCTCGTAGTTCGTCACCACAATACCGATAGTCGGATCCCATTCCCCATCTCGTGAGCGCTGGGCCTCAATACCGAACTTCTCAGCCTCCGTAATTGTCTGTGGACCTACCGCTAGTGGCGTTAGAATCAGGACTGGACGACCAGTCTTGCGGACAATGTTCTCAGCCCATACTAGCTGCATGGGAGTCTTACCGAGTCCGCAATCCGCGAAGATCGCCGCCTTGCCCTTTCGGAGCGCCCAATCTACAAGGGCCTTCTGGAAGTCAAAAAGGAACTCCGGCATCCAGAGCGGATCAAATCCGGAGAACTGATCAGCCTGGGCTTTGTTATCAAGAAACTTCTGGTAATCACCGTTACTGCTCATCATCATCTCCGCGTTCCAGTTTACATAATGGCAATCCGGCGTAATGTGTTCCCTCTGTCCCTGGGAACCAGTTTGGCTCCAATTCTCTCAGGATCAATAACTCTTCCATCAGATTGTCCTCGGCTCCGCGCTTTGCACCTTCGCAATCACCGAGCCATTCTGGATAGTTCCGGAATGCTCGGATGTAGTCGCCACACTTCTGCTGGTTCTTTCTTGCGTCCTCAAGATCGCTTATCAGCTTTGATTTTCGTCTTGGCATCTAACTCCTGTAATCGTGGAAAGATCGATGATATCAGACAGTGGACAAATGAGGCTCAGCTCATCATATGAAAAGAACACCATCCCATCCTTCCCCATCTTGTCGCCGAGGTATAGTCTATGATGGCCGGGCCGGGCTAGTAGTGACAGCAGCCCGCGCCGAAGCTCGTTCTCCTGGCCATGCGCGAAAACGATCCAAGTCGCTATCCCAGTGGCTTGCTCTACCTGTTGGTAGTGTTCCCATAGGCGCTTATTAATTCCAGTTTCTCGTCGCTGTACCACCCGCGTCCAATCGCACCGCTCTTTGTATTTCACCTCACACCATCGAATCAAGCCGTTTTTAGCGCACAGTAAATCAGGGCAGATCAATGAGTCCTCGGATTCGCGGGCTGTCAGCTTCGGTGGCTTGCCCTCACCGAGCCCGCTGTAATCATAGACTGGTAGAATCAGCCAACCACGCATCATTAGATATGCAGCCACTGCTATTTCCACTAGCCTCCCCAGCTCCAGCCTATCTTTAAATATGCGCTTCAAGACCTCTCGCAGCGCCTATTCATTACCACGACCGCCTCTGGAATATTCAAAAGGCCACTGATGACTGCTTCAAACAAATCTGGCCATTCCTCACGTAACTTGTTCACATCTGCGGCGGGAGTTGCCTCCATGCCAAAGCTCTTCGCCCACTGCGTGATATATTGATCACATTCGTCCCCTCTTATTGGAATCGTCTTGCGCTGTTCGTCTATTTCAGTGTGTTCCTCTCTTCGCGCACTAGCTCTACTCGCCATATCTGAGAATTGCTGGATAGCATCCTCCGGAGTGGTCCCTAGCTCGCGTGCAAAATCAGCGAGAATCTGATTCCGTTGTTTCTTGTCCATCATCATCCCCTTTCAGATTAGTTACTCCATAGCAGCAGTCCAGGATCGTGGCGCTCAGATCGCTCAGTTGATCAGCACAGAGCGTCCGCGCACGATCTACACCTACCAGCGCCGCCCGCGCCTTCATCAATTCTAGATCCTTGCGGAGCAGTACCTCAGCATGTTGGCTGACTACCTGATCCATCGCGGTCAACTTGCGCCCCTCGATCGTCAGGAGTATAGATGCTCCGATCACCAGCAGCGGCCACAAGAATAGCAGAAAATCGTCCCATGTTTTAAATATCATCACAACACTGCGCTGGCTCCTCCGGGGCGGGGCAGTCATCGCAATAGTGCTTGCCGGATTGCTCTCGCCATCCCACCGTCCGCAGTACTGACTCATCGCTGTGATCATACCTCCCCGCCGTGTGCATCGGGCCAGCGAAAACGAACCGGAGTTTGACCTGCTTGAAGGCCTCGCAACCGTCGCAAACAATCTCTACCGTAGCGTCTGATATCATCCTACGAACTCCTTCGTACTCTAACTACCTCTTCTTTCAACTCGGCGATGATTGATCTCAAGCGCCAACAGTCGCTCCGGTGATTCTGATCCATGCTCTCGCGAATCCGGTCGAATACACGCTGCTGCTCTCCCATCTTTGTGGCGTGTTCTTTCTTTATCGCCTTCACTGGATCGTACCCGATCTCGATGGGTGGCCCAGTCACCATGTGATGATTTTCTTCCGATACCTCGCAGTCCCCCGCGATCATTTGAATCTGCTCTTTGGATGCGGCGATGCCCGCCTCGTCCAAGCTGGACTCGATCGTCTCAAGCCAATAGTCGCTCACGGCGCCACCCCTTCCTCGTAGCTGGCTATCGTCCCACCCGACTCCAGCGTGCTCACATAATCATCAATCATCTCGGCACTGTAGGCGGATGATAAGTGTTCCATTTGCCTAGCCTGGTTCATGGCCAACGCCTTCACAGCCATTATCAGGGCTGAGAGTCTGTAGAGTATTTCATTCTCAAACTGAGTCATTCTTCACTTCCTCCTCTATGTGTTTACATCGCAGGGCTTTACTTGCCGATTCATGCTGCTGGCCGCAGCGCTTACATTTCGTCGGGATTTTCTTCCGTGCACCATGCGGCATCTGTCGTTGCTGGTTGAGCCTGCCTCGAAGAGAACGTAGCTCCGCCGCTGTGATCGGGCCGTCACATCGTGGGCAGGAGACAGTTATGTCATTCTCTTTCATCGGTGTCTCTGTTAGCTCTTTCTCCTTGTCTTGATCTCCAGGGCCGGTCTCGTGGATCATAGAACATACCCTCCTCTAGAGTTCCATGGCCCTGCCGGTGTCCCCTTGCGTTGATAACATTAATTCCCCACCAGATCTCCCGATCAGTCAAATCGACTAGGAATGTTCCGGGAGCGGCGAACTTTACCATCATCCCGTCTTGATTGCTTTGTTCTATCCTCATGCTCTGATCACCTCCATCAGTTCGTCTGGGAGTTGCCGTTTATATTTCCACACGATACGCCGACCGAGTTGCGCCTGTCTAATGCTCAGCTCGTCCCGTCCAGCGAGCGATTTCCCGATATACGTATCAAATTTGTTATAGCCGTGCCCATCGAGAGCCTGCGCACCGTCACAAGCCTCTGCCAGTAGCCTCAGGGCCTCGTGTATGGCGTTGATCTGCTCTGGGGTGAGTGAGACTACCTTGCCGTTCACCTCATCGCTCCTAGCCCCCTTACGGCGCGGCAACACCGGCTCCTGCTCCTCTTCCCGATCCAAGGCCCGATCAATCACCTCCTGTTTCTCAATTAGTGTATGGGCCATCCGGCAATCCAGCGATCCAGCGAGTACCAGATGCTGCACCATCACCGAATCTTTCTGTCCGATCCGATGGCAGCGATCCTCGGCCTGCGTGATATTGCCGGGCACCCAATCAAGTTCCGCGAATATGACATGACTAGCAGCAGTGAGCGTTATACCGACTCCTGCGGCCTGGATGTTGCCAATGAATACCTGAATGCTAGGATCAGTCTGGAACCGATCAACAGCCTCCCGTCGCTTCAGCATCGGTGTCTCACCCGTGAGCTTCACAGCCCGATCACCGAACAGCTCCATCAATCCCGCCACCATATCTTTGTGATGAGCAAAAACCACCACTTTGCCACTATCCCCTATGGCATTCTCAACATGTTCTACGACGTGCGGGATTTTCGCCATCGCTACTTCGTGGCGCTTTGCGGACATCTCGGTAAATGCTGTTCGTCCCGCCTCTCTGAGCCTGTCAACGGCGAGCTTGTAGGCGCTCCCATCCTCATCTGCCTTCGCCAGCTCAACCTCGGCCTTCAGAAGTTCCAGCTTTTCCTCGTGGGCTTCGTACGCTTTGGCCTCAGCTGCTACTACTCGGCTCGCTCCGTTCGGTGGAATCTCCACAACCTGCCGTCGCTTGGCGGGCAGCTCAGGCAGCACATCGGCCTTCAGTCTACGAACCATCACCCGCTCCCGCATATAGCTCTGGAGTTGATCCAAATTTGATGCACCGTCCGTTTCCCATCCCCAGCGGCTCCGATATCCAGCACAGTAGGTTTCCACGAAGTATAGCCAGCCTCTAAACAGCCCTAGCGCCTTGAGTACCGGCAGAACCTCGATCGGCCTGTTCGGGATCGGTGTACCACTGAGAAACATCTGCCGAGTAGCACCCTCCACCAGCCCCTTATTGTCCCGATCACCCAGGACTGCAACCGTTCGTTTCGTTTTCGGGTTTTTGAGATAGTGGCACTCATCGATGATCACACCATCCCATTTCACCGAGGACAGCTTCTCGCGGTGTTTCCCTATGATGTCGTAATTGATGATCAGCACCTCGGAGGTGTCTACATCGCACTGTTTGCCGATCGCTACAGAGATCCGCATCGGCCTCACGAGCCAGCGCTTCAGCTCCCGCTCCCAGTTCAATCGGAGCGAAGCCGGACAGATCACCAGCACTCGCTTCATTGCCGGATCGGCATTCAGGACGCCGATGGCTTCAATGGTTTTCCCCAATCCCATCTCATCCCCGAACAGTACACCGGTACGTTTCAGAGCATAGTTGATACCAGCGATCTGGTAGGGGAGGTAGGCAAGTCCATCGGGGCAAGGGATATTGATATCGGCTGTGGTGGTGGCCGCTCTCGATTCGGCGACGGCCTCTTTGCGCTCCACGTCCGCTGTGCAAGATGCTGCCCAGCGCCCGGCCTCGGTTTTCACGAGCTTACCATGCTTCGGGGCCACGCGCTCGCCGCAATCGACGCAGTGGATTTCGTACTTGTTCGTCATTTGATCCTCCGAAATCGGAAGATCGGAGATGCCCCACCACCAAACGATGCGTCTTGCCCAATTTCCAGCACTTGCAGAGCTGCTATCGTCTCTGGTTCATCAAAATCTGACAGCGCGAAAGTACCGATGATCTCGGGCTCGCTACCATCAGCCTTCTCGATGACTCCCCGGAACCACCATTCCTTCTGTCTGATTACGCTTTTCATTGCCGCGTTTCCTTTCTACCTGCTACTATATATTATTTTGCTAGCAATGTAAAGCGAAAACTGGAAGCGATGGTGATTTTTTTTCGCAGGATGGAAATAGCGCGAGGATACGCTCTGTGGGACTTCTGAGTTTCTGGGGAGGGTGGAACTACCGGCGAAGGCGCACAATCGCCGTAGCGGCTACCTGTGGCGCTCTCTCAGGGATCTGTGTCCGACTCCCATCCCTACTCTGCCAGCTTGTTATCGGCGGAGCACCTCTCGGAAAACGCGGCTTCGTTCGGCGTTCAGGCGTCCTCGGAAGCGACTACCATGATTACCTTATCGTCCCCTTTTATTGCCCCGGCCTCCTCTAGCGCATCTATATGCGTGTGTTCACCCTCGGGCATCTCGTAGACCGGCAGATGCTCTGGAACCCGTAGAGCTATCCGCGCCGACGTGACGAAATGGGCGCAGGTAGCCTCCCTCCCTTCTTTTGACTCCACTAATTCCAAGCTGACCGCTAAGCCAGAGAGCAGCACTTTCATCACCGCGTTGTCCGGAAAGAACGCCGGAAACTGTGTCCGCAGCCACGGCTCACATTCCCTCATGGCCCTCGGAAGCTGGTGAGTGAGTAGTTCGTCCCCCGTGAGGAAGTTGAGAATGTCGTACACGCCATCCATGTGCCGATCAGAGACAAGTCCGCCCGTCGTGATGGAAAGAATATCACTAATGTGGAAAGTTTTCATTGTGTGTCTTTTTCTTAGGAGTTTGAGGTGTTGGTGTTCCAGTGCCTATATCGTCTCATCGTCTCCGTCTTCAGTAATCATCTGGAACCGAACGCTGCGCGGATTGAATTGCAGCTCGGCCTTCCCTTTCGGCCCATTGCGCTGCTTTCGGATCAGGATGCTGATCGGGCATGGGTTGCCCGTTCTGATACTCGATTTCTCAGCGTCTCGATCTACATGTAAAAAGAGCACCGTATCGGCATCCTGCTCCAGTGATCCCGAATCGCGGAGGTGATGTAGATCGGGTTGCCCACCAGATTTCGCAATCTCTCGATTCAGTTGTGAGAGGGCCAATATCGGTACATCGAATTCTCGGGCCATCAATTTTAGCGCCCGGCTAATCTCTGAGATCTCCTCGACCCGTTTGTCCATTTGCCGCGCAGTCCTCATCAGCTGTAGATAGTCGATGATCACCAGCCCTGGCGGTGTACCGTCCGCCGTTAGACGTTGGAGCGCAGCAAACTGAGCCGATGGTGTGCTGGTGGTCGAATGATCTATCAGTAGAGGCGTCTTATGAATCCGTTCGAGAGCTATCTGTGCACTAGCAACTTCGTCGTCACTCAATTGCCCCGCCCTCATCTCCTGTAGGCTAAGCCCTGTCTCGACGCACACAAGCCGCTGGATGATCTCAGTTGCTCGCATCTCCAGTGAAAACCAGACGACTCTAATATTCCGCTTCACTGCTACTAATGCGATCTGGCCTGCTGCCGCCGATTTCCCGACACTCGGCCTAGCTGCCAGGATGATCAATTCCCCAGGAGTGAATGCGGTAATCGTATTATTCAGGTTACTCCACGGGCTCGGTACTGCACCACGAGCTAAACCCGGATTCAGAATCTGCCCTACACCCCCGGCCACCTCTACCATCTGCTCGATAGAGAGAAGCCCCCCTTTTTTATCCTCGCTAGATAACTGCTGGTAGAATCGTGCCGCTGCTGCCACCGTGGCTCGCTCAGCTCCGCGTTCACAGCAGGCTAGAATCAGCTCTTGTGCTTTCCTTGCCGCACGTCGTAGAATAGCCTTGTCGCGCAGCAGAATCAGGTATTCATCGATGGCGTAGACTTTGGGCAACTGATCATCCATCGATACGAGATAACCGATACCACCTATAGAATTCAGCTGGCCTCGCTTCATCAATTCCTTGGCCACCAGCACTCTGTCGATCTCACTACCCCTACTGCTCAGGACCCGCATACAGTCCCAGATTCGCTGATGAGTGATCAATGAGAAATCGTCTTGTTCTAGTTCTCCCATCACAGGGATGCGAGTATCAGGGTATCGGAGCAATGAGCCTAGCACTAAACATTCAACATCCACGGCTGCTGGTAGTTCTATTTCTCCCTTCATCTCACCGGCAAATAGTCATCGTCATCATCGAATATCAAACCGCCCTTCGCCCGCGTGGCCTTCTTCGCATCATCCAGTAGCGCCTTCAAGTCTTCGGGATCATCCTCCCATCGGCCCTGATTCAGCCATGTCTGAGGCCATAGCTCAGAATGCCCGCGAATCTGAGCGAGCTGCTTCTGGATCTTCCCTTGCTCCTTCGCAGCAGTGATGATCTGTCTAGCGATCGATTCGTTCTTAGCTGCCTTGTTCCAGGATTTCCTACATGTCCCCTTGCCGATCTTTCGCCAGACAGCCTCAGCCCAGAACTCGTTGAACATGCGCTCTTTCCAGTCGATGGTATTGCCAGGAGAAACGGGGATCAATTGCTGCTGCGATTGATCAAGTCTTTTTGATGCACTATCACCAGCACCAGCACCAGCAAGAGCAAAAGCACGGTGCGCAGTTTTGCGCAAATTTTCGCAAAAAAACTGAAGTGCTTTAGATTCTAGGAGTTTGGCCCTACATCGCCAATCTTGATACGTATCATCGGGAGGAGCTGGTGATAGCAGATCTCTAGCAAAAGCGTATCGAGGCAGGCAGTTTCGCGGTATATCAAACTGTGCCCACCACGTCCCCTCTGATGACTGGTACAGAAACACCAGGAACGCTCTGTGGTACTCCACCAGAAACCGAGGGATCTCCTCTTCAGTCGGCGGATGATCTAGCGCCACGAAACACCGGGCGACAAGCAACCGTGGATCTACCTCCATTCGCCCAAGCGAATTAGCTGCCGCTAACAGGAAGGGAAATGATAGAGCTGCTTGATCAGAGCACCTGCGGAGGCGCTTATCGTTGAGTAGAAAATCAGAATGTATTACGGGCATTCATCTCCCCATTCTAGAGATGCGGGGCGGTGGGTACCGTGAGAATGGCACGTCACCACTTTGGGGCTTACCGCCCCGCTCAGATCGGGTCGCGTTCCTGATCTGATGATTTCATTGTACTACAAAACTTCTTTCCGGCGTCGATGGCTTGCTGCCTCCGCCGCTCATCACATTCCTCGCACCCATCTCCGGGCTCGCAAGGGCCGTGATCCATCTCTTGCAGCATCCAGAAAGCGTCTCGACGGGCAATCCATCTGTCGTATGCGGCCGCTTGCTTATCCACTCTTCACCTCCCCGGCGTCAAGGTCATCGAGGGCTCTGGTGGCTACACCGGAACGACGCGCATAGTACTCCAGTGCCGCTCGCGCCGTGGCAAGCTTATCCCATGCCGCCAGTAGCTCGTCTGCTAGGGCTGGGATGTCATCGTTCACAAGGTTCGCCACGTGTTCAACTTCGCAGTAGACGCCTGCTCCTTGCGCCATCTCTTTAATAGCTTTGATATCGGCGCGTGTCATGATCCCTGTATCTCCTCTCGGTGGATCTCCCACCACGTTACAGCTAATCCGAGAGCCTGCCACACGTGTTTACCTCCTGCCTGACGAACAGGATAGAGCGGCCCGCTTTTCAGCCACGGCTTTTCTATACCTGTACGTTCTATCCATCGATCCTTGAGCGCTTGAGTGATCCAGGAATCCTTTGCATTGCCGTTGTGGCAGAGGTGTGTCTTCACGGCAACTCTGGGCATTTTAAAGGCCCTGTCGAGGCCGAAGGCATGGCGATATATACCTACCCACTCTTTTGTTTCAAGAGTTGTTTGCCCGATGGGACGGCCATAGCTAACGATGTCCTCGATAACCATGTGGCTAGCCTTTCCGAAGGTATCGTCCAGATCCCACTCTATTCGGTTCAATAACTCAATGTTTTCTGTTTGACCACATCTCTGAAGATCCCCATCATAAGTTACCCAGGCACTTGATTTTGGAGCTGGATCAATTGCGAGTATCATATTGAACTGAATACTGGCTGGCCATAGAAAGCACCAGCCAGTAAACCTCCCTCCCTTACTCTCCTTCCTCGGCCTCTTGCTCGGCCCCTTCTTCTTCTCCTTCCTCGGCCTCTCCGAGCTTCTGCTGCTGCGGCGCCCGTGATGTCAGCAGAATGCATTTGGCTGGCACATAGCCAACCGTTCCGAGGTACTCCTCGACGACACCTGCGATTGCAGCAGCAGTTGAGACGACAAATGACAGTGATACCTTCCCATCGTCCCCGCGCTTTACTTTGAATGTTTTCGCCTCACTCGCCTCAAACTGGATACTGTGTTGCGCCAGCTCTTTCGTCGGTGTGACTGTCACGCGGGCAAGCCGCAGCGAGTTAGACAGTTTCGCGGACTGCCATTCATCGTCCGAGGCGAACAACTTTCCGCAGTCAAGCTGCTTCGCTAAAGCTTTGGTCAAATCTCCTGTGATGTGCAAGCGGTTGAACCTAGTTCCACTCCGCTCATCAAGCACTGTTCGGTTGTGCCGAATGTTCGCATTGTTGATTGTGATAGTTGCCATAGGTTTCCTTAGGTTTGCTTGGGTTTGCGTTTCGGTAAGTCGTCATCCTCGATCTCTTGGTACTCTGGAGCTACATATTCCGGATCAAGCGGCTTGTCGTCCTCTGGATCGAATTCTACATCGACCACCTGAGCCGTTGGTTCTCCACGTTCGAAGGCATTATCTACCTCGATGGCCCCTGTGATCCTTCGGTGGTTTCGTGGGATCGTGTGAAATTGCCGTTTCACAATACTTTTCATATACATCCTCTCGCCCCACGAAAACCATGGGCCATCTTGGCGCTTGAGTTTCGCCGTAGCCATCTCTCTGATCTTGATCAGTTCCACTGCCCATACTGGCTTTACTGGCCAGATGACACCAGAGGTAAGCCTGGTGCGACAATACCCCGCAATCACTCCATCGGTGAGATCGGCTGGGTTTGGCGGTGCCTGGGGATCATGCTCTGCAATGCCATTACGGAAGGAATATTCTTCGCCCTCATAGACGAGGAATGGTTCCGTATAGCTGAGCACGCCATCCTGATAAGCTATCGTGATCAGGCCCTTGTAGTCATAGATCAGCGTACAGACGTTTTTGCCGCTCGATTTAAACGGCACAAGATGGCTTCGTTCGGGCCGATCTCCAGTCCGTCACGATAGCAAGTTGCCAGTGCATTGAAAACCGACATCGTTGTACATCCAGCGATCTGATAGTTCCGCCGGATAGCATTCTCTAGGGCCATCTTGATCCGTCGCTTTTCGCACGGTTTCTCCATCACCGCCACGATTGCTAGATAGTTCTTATCGAGATAGTCAACCAAACGCGCTTTGCCCTTCAGTGTCAAAGCTGTTGAGGAGCTGCTATTCTGCTTTGTCGCCATCAGTAATTTCCTCCAAGGATAGACAGGGCGGAATACAGTCGTTGTTGATGAGTGATCCTCCTATCGCTAGACATGCCTCACTACGGAGGCGAAGAGCATTCAATTCCGCCTGGTGGTCAAGCCGGCAACCAAGGTGTCCCGCTGTAAACGTGAGCATCACTACGACGATAATCGTTAAGGCAACCCCGGTGTCATTGCCTGTCCATGTTTCCTCAGTCATCAGCCTTTTCCTCCACCGGATCAGTGAAATGATCCTCAAGTGCTTTCATAATATCGCTCGTGCTGTAACCTTTGTCTTCTCCAGCAGCGACGAGCAATCCGGTATCGCCAAACAGATATAGCGCCCACGATAACTTGTCCTTGTTCTTAACGACATTAAGAATATAGGACTTCTGTTTCACTTTATCCATCTCATCTCCTTATCTGAATCTCAGGTGCCCAGACTGATAAGCTGTCAGGCCGGGAATTGAGTCTGTGCCCTTCGTGGATTTCGCCCACTGGTTTATGGCGACTTGATCGACTTTCACGAACGTCCACGGTGCGGCCCCCTTGGCTATTGCCGTTACCAACTGGGCCAATGATCGTCTTTGCTCCGTCTCAGTATCTCCGGTGAGCCGTGCCATCCACGGTTTAGCTGTGGATATCCCCTTCGGAGCAGGCGGCGGTACAACAGTTGGCGTTATGATCGGCTCGTCTCGCATCTGTTGGCGCAGAACCTTCACATCGTCCTTATCAGCGCCTTCCTTCTTCGCTGCTGCTGCCGCTCGGCGGATTTCCAGATCACGGGCTTTCTGTGCCTCCTCATCGATCTTGCGTTGCTTCTCTCTGGCGATACGCTGCATCTCAGCCTCGTATGTCATGATCTGGTTAGCAACACTTCTGCCTGCCTGATCGAGTGGATGCAGCATCTCATCGCGCTTTGCCACCGTGCCCTTCCACGCCCGGTATGCGAGCGCTACAGGCCCAGAGCTTTTGTCATCCCAGTATTGCTTCACAGCCTTTTTCAGCTGGGAGATTTCCTTGCCAACACCAGCCGCGAATTCGTAGCTAACGTGAGAGGTGATCTCTATGCTCAGTGCACGTGTTACGAGATCTGTGCTTTTGGTTTCCAGTCTAGCGACTGGTAATACTTCTGTGCTCATACTCATCTCCTATACCTTGCTTCGTAGATTTTGAGACAGGCCATCCAAACCTGCACGTCTTGTTCCCAGGAGTTCTGGTACCATGGCCCCTCAATCTTCGCTCCGTCTGGCGTCAGGCCGACTGCGACGCGAGCGAACTTCCTGTGCTCAGGAAAACATAATAGATATGCGGTGAGTTGATAGCGAGTCCACCATGAAGGGGTCCCAGTCTTAATCTCTCGGAGAGCTGGATAGTCATGATCTTTGATAGTGATCATACCGAGATCATCCAGCCGCCCTGCGTAGCGGTAGAGGGGATGCATGATCTTAACCTCTTGCGCCAGCGATCGCCAGTTGTGCCGCTCGCGGAATTCCCGATCAGCATTGAGGTATGGTTGATCCTGCTGGCGGATGCTGGTTTCATCGAGATCGCCCTCTTGATCCAGCGCGATGGCCAGATGCACCCGGGTACCCCGGCGCATGGCGATTTTAGAATCAGCAGTCCAGTCATATTTCATCCCGGCTGCCGCCAGAATTTGAGTCACCGAGGCAAGGGGATCGCCAGTCTGGGGATCTCGGTACCGGTGATCTTTCGATTCGAAATCTGGTTTAGGAGGTAGAGCGATCTGGAACTCCCCCACCGTTAACGTTGCCGCTGCCATTGAGTGTTTGCCTTATATTGCCGCGATTGAATCCCAGGCCCGTCATAATCGTTTCTTCGGCCTCCGCCTGGGCGCCACATGCTCGGCAGATGCGCTGAGCGAAACCGATAGGAGCCGAGAGCACAACTCTCCTCGTGGTGCCACCACCGCACAGGCACAGCGCCTCATTCGCTCGGATCATCTGCCTCGTATCCGTCATCTGCTAGTTTTTTCAACACTGCTTCAGTTAACCATGCTCGCTTCGATTGTCCGCTGTCCTCGACGGCGCGCTGCACGAGCGCCCAGAGTTCCTCCGAAATCTGAAACATTAGAGCTGGCCGTCCGCGACTCGTTCGATGCAAAAAACCATTATATAACATCTGGCGAAAATTGTCTAGAGGATTCTGAAACGGGCGATCGATCAGATGGAGAGAGGGCCGCTAAGGGTTCCAGGATCGCCCCTACGGGGCTTCTGCACTCCTGGTGATGGGATTCTATGGCCTGATCAGGCGAGCGCCACAGGGCCGATTCTCGGCTGTTCGGCATCTCAGCTCATCTCGGTACAGCAATCTGATCTCAAGATTCCGAGTCTGATCCCTGATCCGATTCCAGCGGTTAACACGATCCAACCGCCACTGCCGCATGTAGACCCGGCGCCGGCATTTGCGGCAATCGCCACAGCAACAAGTGGCCAATCGGCCCCCTGGTGGATTCCGTCTACCGCCCCTCATCGCTGGTAGTGGAAATCAAGCACATCACCCTCTCTCGGAATGTTGCCGCCCAAAAACGTCACCGTCTGGCCAGCGATTTCCCAATCCTCACCGGGTACCAGATTTAATCCGTTTCGGCTGATACTGAGAGATCCAGTGATGGGAGGATTCATCAACACCCAGGATGCCTGCGGCCTCAGCACCACCTCAGCCCGTTTCACCCACACTGCTGGAGCCGCTCCGGTCACCAGCAATAGAAGCTGGCCATCAACATCCGCGATTTCGAGACCAGTACCCGGCCCCACCTTCCCCCAGCCAGTCAAGCCCCGGTAGCTGATCATCACACAATCGCCCGGGCAGGGGAGGATTTGACTGCCGTTGAGCTGAGTGTCACCAATCACCGGCACTACAATAAACAGCACTGAGAGGATGATCACAAGCCAAAACCAACCAAACCAACCAAACCAATTGTAGGTGTTCATTAATGCTATCCTTTCCGAACCGCCTTATTTAGAAATTCGGTGGCTTCGTCTTCGGGATGGGTGGCCTCATCTCGGGATGTGAGTATTCTTTCTGCTTGTCGAGCTTTGAAGTGGCGGCACCCCACATCGACCGAAGCACAAGTGTCATTCCCGCTGTGGTTAACTCACGGCCATACGCCATCCCGAGGTACTCTTCTGCTTGGCCTCCAATCACAAACAGTAGACCGACGAAAATATGACCACCTGGTGTGTTTAGCCAATTCATGGAGCACCTCCTTATCCGCAGCTTCACCTTCACTGTGGGACAGCGAGCATCGTATATTCCACGCAGCCTCCGCCACCTGGCACAGAAACGAACGTCGGAAGCAGATCACCGGGTAGCTTCTCCTCCGGTGGCGCATGCCGTGCTGTGAGTGTTGTAGCTAGGCGAATCACCCCAGCGCCGATGACAGGTAAGGTGCGCTGCCATTTCGCCGCGGGCTGCCAGATCGCATCGCCCGCAACGAGAGCGGACAGCACCCAGCCCCCAGCCTCGGCAATAGATAATACAATTCGAGGTGCGCTCATCTGTTTCGATTTGGCGAGTGTCCTCTGGATCACCGAGAATCCAGCAGGTGACAACCCCTGTACAGCCGCCGCATTCCTTATCAGTCCGGAGTGGAAATCAGAATCTACCTCCGACTTATTGCAGAGGAGTACAAGGTAGGCGTCGAATCCTCCCCATTGTCCCTGAGCGGAGAACTGTATCGTAATATTCTCCTGTGCTATCAGTGGTGCGAGGCACAACAGAAGTGCGAGTAACAGTCTCACAATCAGCCCCCGATCGGTACCCACATTTTGCGATATACTAGCGTCCCGAGACGGCCAATAATGATGAACACATACTCCTTGCCATCCTTCATCGCATGAGTACCAGGGTGAACGGTATTAGTCGGGCCGGTGTAGTAGCTGCCAGTTCCGTCATCGACTGCGAAACCAAAAGCTACGATACCATCGGGTAACGTCGGCTTCACTGGAGGGCTATAAGGCTCGGCTACCAACTCCGGACCTTCGATAACACGCGGTTCACCTTCTCCCGCATCCTCGATATACAGATAGTGGAGCATTTGCGGAGGTTGGGGTATTGGAAACCGTTTTCCTTTTTCAAAGAAGTTGCGCTCCCAATTCGAGACGGCCCGTAGAAAGTGCTGTCGCCTGTTGTGGTTGTGCCTATCCTCCATCTCCTGGAGTTGCCGGATCGCAGCAGCCCGAACCACGTTGGCGTCGAAGATTGAACCGGGCACGTCAAGGATGGTCCTGATGGTACTATTAGCCGTCGTTGCTTTCTTCTCTCTAGTCTTAGTTGCCATGGTGATCCTATTGTATCGAATATCGTGATGCTGTTGCAGCTCTCGTCAATTCGATGAGATCGTAGGTTGGATTGCCGCTTAAGCCGTCCTGCCAAATCAAGCCAATCCCATCTGGGGTTGGGGCAGCATGGAGATAGGCTAAAGACTCCGATGCACCGAAGGCTCGATGCAGTACTGGATCAGTCCACGAGGGCGGGCTACCGAGCACGCGCCTGCTGTAGTAGATTTTATCTGGCGTATCATGAGATGTCCAGACGGCATACAGATCCTCTGGTGCACCAAAAGCAACCGCTGATATGGTGGCAATCTTGCTCCCCATCACGCCAGGATTGTATTCTGGGCTGGTGGCAAACTGCTCGATCGTCCATGTCGGATTGCGGTTCTCCTCAGCGACAGCCATTACCAGGTGCCCGCCTGTCTGAGCATAGGGGAAGGCGATTAGAAGATTATCGACCGACGCATCCTCCTCGAAATAGGACGTGGGAGCCCCCACCGTCGCAACGACACCAGTTGTAGCGCCAGCCTCCAGATCAGCAGTAGCAAGAGTCTGTAGCGTTTGGTTCCCCAGCACGGGCGACCATGTTTGCTGTAGAATATCTCCATCAGGTGTCCCAAGGAAGACATGTACCCGATCTATCACAGAGCCGTGGATGCGAACTGCTAGACTCCCGATCATCGCATGAGATTTAGCATGGCCTGATCCGTGCTCTACCGCCGATCCCCAGGTGTCACTGTCATAACCATAGGATGATCTATAGATACGTTGCAGCCCCCCGACATCCGCCCCCCGATGAAATACGTCGAAACCGGCTGGATTGGAGTTCTTGAAAATGCTCCATTTCCGTGGAAGCAACGAGCCAGCAGTAACTGGTACTGGCCCATTCAGCAATTCTGTCGCTCCACCGGCGAGCCAACCGTTACCGAATCTCCACACTTCAAGTTCACCGCTAACAACTTCGTGGAGCACAGCCTGAATCGGCGGCCCCCTTTTAGTTACTCCTATCAAACTGAGATTTGCTGCCGAAGAAATTGTAGAACCAATAGCTACCCAAGTCAGGCCCCCGTCTTTACTCCTCCATGTTTCCAGTTTGAGTGATGACTTGTCTAGGAAAACAGTCCATAAAGCTCCTGAGTCGTACCAGAGGGAAGCATCTAGGGCAAATGAAGGGAATACTATTCCATTCGCGCCATCGATCTGAACAGGAGTGAATGCCATGTCATCCTTCGATGATTAAATCTAGCCAGCCATTCTTCGCTGTGCTATCTGTCGTCAGTGATTCAGCAGTGATCTTATCGCCACGCGCTACTTCCAGGTTATCGGTGACGAAAGTGAAGCCAACTATTATTCCAGTATCACCGGCTTCGTATACCGCTTTTGTCGCTGGGAAGATAGTCGTTCCATTCAGCTTGATATCAATCGAGATGTCAGCGGCAAATGGTGCACCGGTTTCCCACCCCATATGCCACTCACGAATCCAGCCCGACTCCTCAACCGTCCGAGCACCAGGAACAAGACGGGTTACCAGTCCAGGATTAGTTGAGCCATCAATGTCTTCCGCCAGCGCAATATGTATACTGAATCGATTACGAGGCACTGGTTGCCGATCCCTCTGGATCATCTCAGCCATGAATGTGTTGAGTGAATCTGGCTTTTGAAGCTGAGAGTTCGTGGCTTTGATTGTCCATTTCATGTACTTGCCCTTAACCATCGTACCCCTCACGCTTTTCACCACCAATGTATCGTCTAGCAGCGGTTGAGATGTGTTGATCGTCAATAGCTGTCCAGGCCAGACTCCGCTGATGCGAGTCACTGCTGTGGCATCAATCGGATTGGTCTTCTTTCGCAGCAGTTCCCCGTCCCCTAATACCTTCATCTCATCGAAGCCTGCTAAGTCCTTGCCTTCGACTATCGCTTCCCAGAGCCCATCTGCCGCTATAGCAGCGGTATCCTCAGCGATATACACAAACTGTAGCGGGCTCGGATATATGATCTCAATTGTATCGCCTCCACCGAGAGGAGCATCAGCCAGGTTTTGGAATACCCCGGTCCCGCCCGAGATGTAATACCATTGCCACCCCGGAACGCTCCAGTCCCCGATCAGAACAACTATCTGCACTACAGAGTTGACTTTGACTATTGGCTTGACTACCTGGAAGTATGTTGTCGGAAAGGCGGTACCACTAGCAGGACCTGGGAACTCATCTCCCGCCCAACTGTCTATCCAAAGCCCCTTCATCGGCCTGGAGTTCTTGACGTAGATGCGATTAGCGCGGAGAGCCACATTACGCTCTACTGATAGCGATTCAAAATTTCCATCGTCATCGGTAAGAGTGAATGGGGCTGCCTCGAAGCCTGTACTCTTCGGAAAGACTTGGATCACCTTATCGTGGTCAACCCAAAAATCCGCATTGATCATTCGCATCAATGTCCGAAAGGCTTCACTCACCTTCTGGGCATAGACTTCATACTCCCCGATCGTTCCACCAGCACTCCCACTGAGAATAACTGAGAGCCCCGTATCGTCACCCGAATCGCTACCCAGAAAATCACGAGTGATACTTGCTAACAGAATCGATGCCACCCCGCCTTGAAATGTCGTGTAGAATTTATGTCCCACCCTCCGTTCCATGTAGACGCCCCATCCTGCACAAGTGATATCAATCTCCATTGCCGTCTGGCCAGTATAGAATCGCTCAACTAATTTTGTGATTAGTCCACCAAAGATCCGAAGGTTGCTGTTATCGGTATCAATGATAATTACTTCCTCATCTTGTAATGGCCGCGTAGCTCCAGCCGGATCGAACCAAGCCATCTTGCAAGATCCGAATGAGCCTGCCTCAAGAGAGATTGAGATTGGCTTACGTGATTTTAGAATGAAATCATTGCGAAGAATACCATTGATATAGATTCGATAGATTGATCCAGGCGCATCCGGCAATGTTGCCAACACAAGTACTGGAGTGCCAAACGCCTCTCTGCTTATGATGCCAGATGGCCCGATGGCTCCACTGAAAGCAGGAGTACCAAACGCTTCAGCGCTAGCAATTCCTGTGGGGCTGATAACTTGTACATGGAGGAGGGTTGGAGATCCAAACGCTTCGGCGCTAGCAATTGCTCCTGCTCCGGTGATCTCTAGATCTAACTGGGCTGTGCCAAATGCTTCAGCACTAGCAATTCCCGTGGCAGTAATTGTTTGTGTACCGCCACCAGATCCACCAACGGTATTTTCTGCTGAAGCTGTCCACGCAGCACCAGTAATTCGTCTTCCGGACTGGGATGTTTTAGTGAAAGCCACAAACTAGATCTCTATCCTTCCACCCAATGCAACGCCCATAGATTTGCATCACCGGTAGCTTGTCCGGCTTCTGCGTAAAAACCTACTTGATCTGCTGTTAGGAAATCTGTCCTGCCAACACTGTGGAATTCCTTCCATGATTTGCCATCAGTGCTCCAGTGACTCTTGCGGCTAGTATTATCGTCCTCTATTCGGAGCCACACTACCGGAGTTCCAGCCAGCATCTCAAGAGCAAAATTACTAGAGCTGTAAGCTGCTGAGAAGGTAGTAGCGTTCGTCATCTTATTTACAACGAACTGGAGATTTGTGCCATTGAAGGACAACGCCCAGGTAACAAGTTTCCCATCTGAAGATTGCCGGAAGCACAAACCACAGCTTGGCGTAGTGGTAGTAAATAGATTCGGGATGAAAGCGAGATCGATAGTGTACGGAGCACTAGGAGCGGATTTATGTCGCACCCGCATGCTTGATCCCGCTGTCGCTGGGGCTGTAAGATACACTCCCCCAAATGTAGTTACTGCGGATGCGCCGCCTTGGTTATCCCAAGCAAAATCCCCATCAACGGGCTCTGTGAATGGGAATATCGGCCCCCATGGAACACCTATGGAGCCATTGTCCCTTCTGGCGTATATTCCATTAGTCGGTAGATATAAATTGCCGGCCTTGTTCAGAGCAAAGCTTGCATCGACTCCACTTCCACAGATATCCGCGTACATCTGCTCATACGATGCCTCTCCGATGATTGAGCCCTTCACTACTGCCGAAGAAGCATGATTACTTGCCGCTGTACCGAACTGAGCGCCCGTGACAGTCAACGTGGTTCCACTACGAGTTGTAACCTTGAAGCACTCTTCAGTATTCCCCCCTTCGGCTTCGACCACAATCCAATAAGGGAATACGGAACTATCAGTCGGAGCAGTGGCGACAACTAGCGATCCTCCCCCAGATGTATAGCCGCTGTTCACTGTACTCTCGTAGCGATCGATGAACTTCAGTGGCATGGTTTATTTGCCCGGTTCTCCCACTACCTCGGCGCTGATGACTCCAAGAGGTTTCAGCTGCTGTAGCAACGCCCGCCGCTCAGGCTCACTTAATCGAGCCATCATCTTTACAGCCTTCTCCTCAGCGGCTTTTCGATCTATCTCCGCAATGATCGGTAGCTGTTTCGCTTTCAGTTTGTCACGTTGTTGACTGAGATCGTCTCGCATCTTGCGAAGATCAATTAGCGTTTTGCTTTTTAGATCACCCATGGTGTTTACCACTCCTTCATCTGTCCAATCGATTTCACCTTTCATCCAGCGGCCTGGAGACGGATCATCACCGTAATTTGCCATTACTCTCCTTCGGTTTCGCATGCCTGACTGTCGGAGTCCCTAGCTTCTCTTGAGATTTCACACCACCAGGCAGATAACGCCGAAGGCTCCGATTCCACGCTGCCTTATGCTCTCCAATCTGTCGAATCGCCCGGTTGAATGCCAAACCAAACGGAGCCCCAGTACGCTGCATGAGCCCATGATCGAACGATACCTGTTCGTGTTTCTCAATCTCCTCTGCTCGCCTTGCCTGGATCGTCAGAGCCCGTGCTAGTTGTAGGCCGTGGCCCCACGGTAGCGAGCAGACTCTCCGGCCATTGAGCAGCAGCAGCACCTCTGTACCGTTCTGCCGAACCGTCAACCGCTCTAGCTTCGGTATGTAGATCTGTCCCATCATAGCTTGAATATCTTATTGGCTCCCGAATCCCACAGTACATCGATGTCCCCACTGTTCGGAGTGATCGGAAGCCCTGTCGCGGTATCAATATTGCAGATCAGCGGTGATGTGCCTTCCACCGCAGTATCCCGATCGATCACCAGCTCCTCGGAAATGTCGCCACTAACAGCCGTGAATGTGATATCAGCCGCATCAGCAACACCGAGCGTCTTTGTCTTTGATGCGAGATCGGAGAACTGAGCAACTCTCCCGCCGACTGTGAGGATACTGCGCCACTCATCTGTAGTAAGATTCTTCACATAGTCGGCAGCATCCATCAACCATACGTCAAGAGCATGGGCGTCCCAGTCGAGATCGCCACCGAGGAATTTCTCGCGACCTAGATCATATAGAGCATTTGCCATTTGTTTGTTTACCTCTCAATAATCCGACAGGAATACCGGAAAGACTTCATTACTCCACACAACTGGCAGATGATAAGATGCCCACATTTCTTCCCAATACCCGTAAGCGAACATATATCCATTGTCACCGAACGACAAAAATTACAATAACTCATCACGGAGTAACCCCCACGTCATTCAGATCCGCTATCAGAGCTTCTCCAACGACGGAACTTTCCATCAGCACCTGTACCAGTAAAGGTTGACGCACAGTAGCGACAGGTTGTTCTAATGGCCTAATCTTATTCGAGATCCCACGAAGAGCAGGAACCACATCAGTACCGATCAGATCTGTATTCGCAATTATCTTTCTCAGCCGATCACTGATCTGTTCCGAGATAGCCAAGCCTTCTCTACTGAATGCAAGTAGGCCCATCAACGTCTCATTGATACCTACTATTCCGACAGGTTCCGAATCCTCGGGCTGAGTATCAGTCTCGCTAGCAGAAACATCAATAAGAGCATCCGTGCCTCGCTGAATCTGATTTAAAAGATCCCTCACTCTTTCTGTGCTATTCTCACCGATACCGAGTAGTCTTGTAATGCCCAACCGAATCTGATCCAGTATCCCGGTCTTCGTATCCCCAGTGATGCGGATAATGCTGAGATGCTGATTTACATCGCTGATGCTGTCTTCGATCCGAGCCAGTTCCGCTACACCTTGAGAATCGACTATAATCCTCTGGCTGCTTAGGAGTGTTAACCGTTGCAAGCTATCGTGGATATCTGAGAGGATATCTGGTATACCAATCTCAACATCTAGGTTACGGATCTTCTCTGCTACCTGATCGATACTCTGTTTGATCCTAGAGAGCATTACAACGACTCGATCAGTGTCCTGACCTAATACCTTGATCTCAATTGGGGGAATGACAGGAGACTCTAGCGGCGACAGCTCGACAGTAGAAGAAACCTCATCCGGGGTTTGCTCAGTTGGTGATGTGCCTCCGGCAGCAGTTCGCAGTAATGTCCTTAATCGATCACTGATATCCCGTAGCGCGGGGGCTATGTCGGTGTGGAGAAAATCAGCACTTCGGTTTACCTCAATCAACCTGTCGTGGACTTGCCCTAGAATGTCCGCATTGTTTTTACTAGTACTGCTAGCGATCTCAATCAGCCTGTCATGGATCTGTGCAAGGATGTCAGTCTGGACTGTATGTAGATAATTGCGAATACTCTCCAGCTTAGGGAGCCACAGTAATTGAGTTGCTAGGACGTTGAGAGTATGTATCATCCCGAAGCGTGTATTCTCTTCTATCGCATTCAGTGTGCTCTCCCGCCGACGATTTCCAAAAATGCTAGTCACTAATTTAGCTACCTGGATACCGAGATCTACAGCTGCTCCTATTGCTGTCCCGATACCTGGAGCTATCAACGTCCCTAATACTGTTGCTCCACCAGCCCCAGCGCCTGGGAAACCACCACCGCCACCAGTGCCGCTACCACCACCAGGGGTAGGAACACCTGGAACAGTAGGAGCCCCAGGAATCGGTATCCCTCCAAGTTGTATTCCGCCTCCGCCTCCAATCCCAAATAGCCCTCCGAGACTCTTGAGAATGCCACTGTCCCCGAACAGCCACCCCATCAGCTTCTTAATGCCGCCCTCGATCAATCCATTGATAGCTTTCGATATCGGCTCCAGGAATGTTCCCAGAATACTCTCAGTACTAAACCGAACCAATGAGCGAATGAAACCATCAGGGCCAAAGAGCATGTCCTGGAATGCGCCCTTCAGTTTGCCGAAGAATGTTAACCCCGCTTCATCCTGGCCGATCTGTTCCAGTTCCTTATTGACATCAATCCGATATGCTTCCCAGTCTTTTCTCTGATCGAGCAGTTCCGCCTCAAGCTCTGCCTCTTGCTGTTGCACTTTGGCTAGAGCAGTTGCACGTATCTGCTCCAGTTTCCCGCCTTCTCCGATAAGCGAATCCCTATAGGTGTTCCATGCGGTATCCGCTTTGCCTAGCTCCTCTTTCAGTTTCCCGGTTTGGGCCTCCGACTCCGTTGTGTGCTTCAGAGTGATGGCGGCAATCTTGTCCTCGGCATTCTTTTGAAAAAGTGCCCACTCCTCTGCCTGATCACCTAACCTCCCCTGTAGATCAGCCGTTTGCTTCTCTAGCTGCCTGTCAGCGTCACTGGTGGCCTTCTCACGAGCTTCCTGGTTCTCGGCGAGGAATTGATCATGATCGCGCTTGCGGCGCTCTAGAGACTCCTCAAGATCCCTCTGTTGTCGCTCCAGTTTGCGCTTATGATCAGCAGTCCAGTCCTCTAGATCTTCTTTCAGCCGGCGGATATTCTCTCTGTGATCATCCCGCTTCCGTTTCAACTTGGTGTTTAGATTTTTGATCTCGCGTGAGTCAGCTGTCTTGCCTTCTTTCTCTAGCCTCTTGATCTGTTTTTTTATGTCCTCCTCTTCTCGCTTGAGCCGCTTATCTGCATCAGCTACCCGCCTATCATTCGATCGTTTCCGATCCTTGATACTGTCAGCAGAATCTTCACTCAGAGCATCAAGCCGCTGTTGGGTGTCAGTAACGAAATCATCATAACGCTCTGTCTGATCACGAAGATTATCGTCTAGGTTCTCAAGCCGCTCCGCCAAGGCTCTCCGGTTGGCCTTTGTCACCCTATCTATCCGAGCGATGATGTCAGCCCGGCTCTCTTCGTATTTCTGCCGTCGCTTCTCTAGCCCATCGACCACAGCCTGAACTTCTTTCTCTGCTGCCTCTCGATGTTTCTTCTCTACCTCGCCGATTTCAGCTAGGATATCGTCTCGGTGCTTTTGCCACTTCCCACGGCGCTTATCAAGAGAGTCGAATACATCCTGTGTAGCTGCCTCCAAGTCCCCTTTATTCTTCGCTCTGATAGCTGTAAGCTGTTCAGCTACTGATGCCTGATGATCAATCCATGCCTGTTCCCGCTCCTGAAGCGACTGCTCTAGTTCCTCGCGCTGCTCGGCCAGCTTCCGTTTCTCATCACCACCACCAAAGAATAACCCGACAATGTTGTCAGCGATGTTCTTCCCGAAGTCACTGATGATGGTAGAGACTTGCCGCCCAAAGTCTTTCCATTTATCTACTTGCTTGGCGGTGCTCTTGCCGAGCATCTCTTCTAGTTCATCCAGGCGGCGCTGCTGCTCCTCTGTGATATCACCGCCCGTTGATTGATGGGCAACCTTCAACTTCCGAAGATGATTCAGTTCGAACTCAAGGATAACTGTTCTATTCCCTTTGAACTCCTCTTCTATTGTTTTAAGTGCTTCTCCAGATTTTCTAGCGATCTCAGCAAGCACTTCGGGATTCTTGATGCCAGCCTCGGCGAAGATCTCATCTAGATTCCTCATCGCTTCGCCAGCAGCATCGACAGTTGCACATGCTGCTTGGAGAATAAAATCCGGTACCGGCCCCCATGCCGCTATGATCTTGGGCGGAATCTGGCTAATCAGTATTCCTGCATTCTTAGCAGCCTCGGCTAGTTGATCGGTAGCTCTCTGAGCATGGCCCATGAGCACCGATGTATTACGCATAGCCTCTTCCCAGTCTAGTTGTCGCTGTGTCAGCTGCTCTATTTCAACCTTTGCCCCTCTCGTCTCCTTACCGAATATCGCCGTAGCAAGTCCGAGCCGCTTCTGTGCATCTTTCAAATCATCAGCAGCCATACTTGCTTTTTGCTTTGCATCGGTGAGCTTATCTGCATCTGCTGTGCCTTGCAGGAATGCTTCTGATACTGCGATCAGTTCTTTGTTAGCTGCTTTCCAGGCTTCTCTTGCCTCTTCAACGCCCCTTGTTGTACCAGCTAGAGAAATCCCAGACTCCTTAATAGCCTTATCTAGTCTCACCTGTGCTACTCGTAGCCGTTCAGCAGCTTCACCTAGCTTGTCTGACACAATCCCAGTCTGTTGAAACGTACTGAAGAGCTTGTCGTATTCTCGCTTAGCATCAACTGCTGATTTCTTTGCCCCTTCAAGCGTCTCAGCAAGGCGTCCTGTCGCAGTGGTGAGATCAATCATCCTGACTTTTCCTGTACCGCCAACACCACCAAGTACTGCATCAACACTACCTAATGCCGCAATATCACGTAATGATTGCAAGATCGCTGGTAGCGGCCCAAGTGACATCCTGTCTAGTGCTTCACGAACGAGATCAAGGCCAGGAACTTTGGCTGTGAATTCATCGATGCGGCTATTTATCTCGATCCATCCAGCTACCGATTGGGCGACGACTGATGCTAGTGATCCGAGACCTTCAATAGCCTCCACAGTAGCATCTGTTATTTCTGTTAATGAATCTGCAACCGCTATGAATGCGGGCTCGGCATCTTCACTGCCTTCTAACGCCTTCACCATCTCACTAGTGAATTCAGTCATGCTCTCGGCGTTATCAGTGAGAGCTGGTAGCAGCCGTTCACCTAGAGCGATTCGGAAGCCCTCCGTAGCAGAAGATAGCTTCGTCATCTGGCCCTTGTAGCCTTCCATTTGGATCTCGGCTACTCGCTGGGCTGTTCCACCAGCATTCTCTAGTTCCCTGGTGAAATCACGTAGTTTGTCGGCCCCTCCCTGTACCAGCTTGATCATCCCTGTACCGCGCTTACCGAAGATCTCTAATAGTTCCCCAGCAGTCGCGCCACTATCCCCCAATTCTTGGATGATGTCTGACAATGGACGCATCTTGCCAGCTCCATCTAATGCGGTAACGCCTAGCCTCTCTAGCAGGTCAGCAGCTTCCTTTGATGGATTCAATAGTTCTGCAATCGATCCGCGTAACGAAGTCCCGCCTAATGATGCTTGTATGCCAGCATCCCCCAATAGGCCGAGTGCTGCTGATACTTCTTCAAATTGCAAACCAGCAGCACTCGCTACAGGTGCGACAAATTTCATCGCTTCACCGAGTTGTGAAAGTGATGTATTCGAACTAGTGAATGTCTTGGCTAAGACATCGTTCACTCGGCTTAATTCTTCAACCTGAATTCCATAGCCGCTTAGAACATTAGAGGTGATGTCAGCAGCTCTAGCCAAGGACAGATTACCAGCCGCTGCGAGATCAAGAACGCCTGGCATAGCGGTTAATATTTCAGTGACTTCGAATCCCGCCATTGCGAGAAAGTTCATTCCTTCGGCTGCTTCTGTCGCTGTGAACTTTGTGGTTGCACCAAGATCCTTAGCCTGGTTTGTTAGTAGTTCGAAATCCTCACCTGTAGCCCCCGAGACAGCGCGGACTTTATTCATGCTCGCTTCGAACTCACTAGCTGCTTCTACAGCAGCACCCGCAAAGGCGAATATTTTCGAAATGGCGAGTGCTCCACCGATAGCGATCCCAGCCTTGACTGCGATACCTGATAGAGATTTGAGCGCACCTCCAGCCTGAGCAGTCCCTGCTGTGAACTGTCCTGTGTTTATATTGAGATTCGCTACGAGATCAGCAACGGTGTTCGCCACATTATCTCCTCAGTTCCGGTGGTGCTGCCCCAACCGCATGCAACATAGCCTGGGCACTCTCTACTGGATCAGTATCGATCTCACTTTCATCGGCCTGTTCCAGATAGGCCAACATTGGGAATATCTCCTCCGGCTTCATCTTGCTCCCACCCCACACCTGGATTACCCGCAGGAACCGGATCTCCTCACGTTGCTGTTGTTCTTCGTATGCTCGCCACCTCGGGCAGATTCCCCGGAGGGTGGATCTTCCGAAGTCGTTGTCAGAGAGTCTAAGATAGCCACATCCGATACTATAGATTGCTGTCCACCAGCGCTCTCGTCGCTCGGCGCTTGAGGTGTCCCTTCCGTAGGGTTTGGCTTTTTCTTGGCTGCCTCTGCTGCATGTAATGGAACATCCTTGGCCTGTGGCATGAAGTTCCCTAAACCATCTAACAAGATTGAGAATAAGCTAGCCCACTGCTCGAATGTCAGAGCTGCGCCGAGAACTCCCGGTGTGTAAGTCCACATCGGTTCACCATTCTGATCGTAGCGATGTAGAGCGGAGGCAGCGAGATAATGAAGCGTTCTAAGTTTGATCGATTTGATCAGCGATAATCCCCGCTGCTGGTTAGCTCGCTCCTTTTCCTCCTTACTTCCTCCTACTGGTGTCGCGGGGAGTAACTCTGCCGCTTTCCAAATGGAGGTAGCCACTTCGATCAGCGATTCATCCGCCAACTCATCAAAGCGGCTCAGTGTGTTCATGTTCATGTAAACGGGGCAGGGAGTCCCGTTAACTAAGAACTCCCCGACACGTCCAAGTGGTGCGCCCACTAGATCACCTCTGTCTGTTTGGTTGCGAAATCGTGGAAGGCATACAGATCATCCGGCCCGTAAAAATGGACACCAACTGGTTCACTTTGCTTCCAGAGAACGCCATCTAAATCTCGCATGGCTTTCAGCTCTCTGTATGCCACCCTAGTGACTGTAGGGAGAAACGGTAAGCCGAACTTATCACGGTAGCCTTCCGCGATTTCTTGTTGCATCTTCCTAGTTCGTGGCTACGATTGCGCCAGTGATAGCTAGCTCGATATTGGCCTGAAGCACATTATCTGTCGGCATGTCAACGGAGTGAGAGGAGAAGAATCCATCCATCCCCATCTGTCCCATGCTGGCCGGGAATACGATCTGGCAAGTCTGTTTCACTAGAGCGATCAGATCTACCCAAATGCCAGCGGCAAACTGATGCGTAGCATCCTCTGGATCGTAGTTGATTGGCCCACTAATCGTTCCGGGATCAAGCAATACTGCCAGCTTCTCCATCCAGTTTCCGGCTGTGCTATGAGTTGTCACATCCGGGATGGTTGCAACCGGCCCGCTTTGGGAGAAGCTCCGCAGCTGCCCCAATGTCGCAAACGAGGCCGGTGATCCAACCTCGTCTTGAAATTTCCACAGTGTTCCCTTTGCGCTACGAATTGCCATGTTGTATTCTCCAGTCTCCTAGTATTTTCTGCTCTCTCCCTGGGGAGGTAGCATTTGCCATCTGTGATCGTAGGTCACTAAGCTCGCGCTCGGTAGTAACCTTTGATCGATCGATGCGTTTAGGTTGATCGGTAACCTTCACGCTGTATTGCGTTTCTGGGCCATACGCTGGCGCGGAATTCTTCACTAGCTCGATCACCCGGATAGCCTCACGGGTACGCTCAATATTTCGTCTGAGTTGAGATGGATCTTGCCATCCGGAGTCCTGTAATAGTCTCTCAACGGATGCTTGAATTCTAAAGCAGACTGCCGACGTATCAATCAGCAAAGCCAGATTACGTGCACTGAATACTAGCCGCCATCGCTGCTGAAAACTGTAGAGCTTCAGTAGATTCTTTGTTGCATTCCAGGCAGCGCCGCACGGTACACCGCGCTGTGCTAGCTTAGGAATCTTCTCATATTCAATCTGAATCTGACGGATGCTGTATCGTAATCGTTCTAGATCATCCTCTAGGTGATCCGACCGAGAGAACTGCTCCTGGCCCTCTCCAAGCCAATCAACGAAGGAATCAATATAGCCGTGTCCATTGCGTCTCTGATGTTTTGGCTCGTACCAGGGATGAGTGACACAAAAATCCTTAAGGAGTGGGAGCATTTGTGGCAGACGGGTAGAGTAGTCGATGATCCGTGCCACATTGTCAGCAGTCGGTTCGATCTTCTGTCCGGGTTGGGGTTGGAATGAATAGTTACGTGCGACGACGTTTGCCGCGTGTCGAGCTGCCGCCGTGATCCGGTAACCCCCTGCTTCCAATTGCTGCGTTGATGTCTGTTTCTCCGACAATGATGTTCGGCTCCTCTCCCATATCCGCTTCCGCTGTGGGACTACCATTGAATAGGTGAGTCCTCGTTGCTGCTGCTTCCGCTTCCGCTGTGTGTGTGCTCTGCATGTGCTTGAGTATGAGATTGGCGGAGTATGAGTCGAACTCGCAGGGAGTATCAGGCCCGACCATCGCGGGGCATTTGTAGCGCAGTTGCCCACGCCATAAAAACGTTTCGAGCTGTTGAACTTCGATGGCCAAACCGGAACCTCCCTATCAGTTGCAATTCTAGGCGAGAGATGGAGGAATCACCAAACGGGGGGGGGTACAGTAGCGCGAGGATCGCCGCTATGGCGTTTCTGTCGTCGGGGTAGGGGAAACCGCCTTGGCAGGTGCTACGGCTTCGTCAGGGTGACGAGAGCGCATTCTCAGGCGATCTATTAATCCATTGCACTCACAAACCGTACATGATCCGCCAGAACCGAGGTGCTTATCGACTCCGCAGCCGCAATTAAGGCATGTCTGGAATTTCATGTGTAGATAACCAAGTATCGATGATTTCGTTTTTGTGATCTCGGACTAGCTGTTGCACTCGCCGTCTAGCTAAATAATCTGGGTACCCGTGAACATATTTCAGGAATCGGATCATCGATAGCCGTGATCGCCGTAGTGCCATATCTCTACGAACCCGTTCACTCCGCTTTTCTGGTTGCGGTAGGCCTTCACCATATGGCCTAAGATAGAGCGTCCTACACTCCGTATCACAGGCCAGATCCGCTACCGAGATAATGCCGGTGGTCTCTAGTTCATGTTTCCATGAATCATCCGACTCAACCTGCATGTAATCAGGGACTGGGAAACAGATCCCTTCTCTAACTGGCCTTCCACGTGGATACCCCGGATTCACCAGCGCTCCTTTACCCAGCCGCCACAATCTGCTGGCTTCGGCTCACCATGGAAGCAGACGACACGGCAATCATCGGGTGGGCCGTCCTGGGCGTGCATCTTGTAGGATTTTACCCATCGCTGAGGAAATAGATCACAGTAGAGCTTTGGTTGTCGGCTCGGATGGTACGAGCAATTATCTTGCATGAGCGAGTAGATATATGCCTGGTCACCGTGAAACTGCTTCATGAGCTGGTAGCGGTACACATTGAAGTGCTCCCAGATCCAAGTATACCTACCGGCATCCAGCACCATCACAGCTGATGCGGGCTTCCATGGTTTCTGGAAATCCGGATGCATCACAAATTGGGATGGATAATCAACCAGATCGTCTAGTGGGCCAGTGATCACTACATCAAGATCCAAATAGAGGTATCGTGTTTGTAAATCCCGATCTGAGGAAACAGTATTGGCCGTCCCCCACGGGCACTGTTGAAACAGGGCCATCTTCTGCCACCAGCCGGAAAGTGTTGGATCAGATGTCAGGATCGAATCATCAGCGATCAGAGCCATGCCATCAATAGCGGATATTCGATCAACACCACATCGTACTATGATGCCGTCCGGCTGATCTGTGATACAGGTAAAGCCATACGGTTGCATCAGGTTTCGCTCTACCGCTGCCGATAGCCGGTTCACGTATTCCGGCCCGTACTTGTTCCCGACCTTGACGCAAATGACATTCAGCATCAGATCAACTCCCAGCCAGCCCTTAGTAATATCCAGCAGACTTTCAATACTACCCCTGTGATCAACATTAATCCGCCCAATGAAGCGGCAATGACTACAATTGCAAAAATACAATTAAAGAAAACGACGAATGAATGCCCTTCACTGGACTTTACTTCCTGTTTAATGAGCTTCATGATTGACTCTTATCCCCTATCATTCCAAATAGATCCAGGCCCATAAAAGGCTCGCCCCCAAGTTCAGCTATTAGCCGGTGGATCTCTCGCTCGTGCCAAGTTTCACAGTCGTCACTGAAGTCCGCGTACTTCATCAGATGCCTATATGGCTCCCACCATGAGGCTGGTACAGTGTATAGGATCTTTTCCAAGCGGAACCACCAGCTATATTTCCGTCGGATCTTTTCCGCTCCCTGTTCTGGCCACCTTACCAGCTCCATCATCTCGTAGTGCGCCTGTTTAGCTCGGAATGCCCGCTCTCGAATGAACTGCAAGTGCATGACACCAGCCGCTAGTCCAGTTGGAACTTTACTCGGCTTTGATCCGAATGGATGCCGGTGATGGTGCTGATAGGTTCCTCTAGGCTGCCAGCTCAATCCCGATGAATCCCTAAACGCTAAACTGAATGATGTATTCCGATGTTCACCATCAACCCGAATCTTGAATTGTGACTCCCATATATTATGCCCTGATACCTGAAGTACTTGACACGGGGTTAACTGTTCAATCACGGATCTGATACTGACTAAGAAATTACCGGTTAGGATTTCATCAGCATCCACTAGTGCAACATGAGTCGCTTTCTGTGCACGGCATTCGTCCAATAGAAGCTGCCGGTGGTTCATCTCATCCCACGGGCCATCTCCGATTTCTATAGGCCATACGCGATCTGGATACTCGTCTAATATCTTGCCCACAATCTCAGGAGTCCTGTCCTCACAAGCATGTAGGCCAACTACGATTGAATCGCACCATATCAATGCAGCTCTAATAGTGAGTCCACAGATCCACTCCTCGTTTCGAAGGGGCATCAGAGCAACGAGTTTCACTTCTGCCCCCTCTGCCAGATCATCGGTGCTCGATCGTCCATTGATATCATCTCGTTAACAGCTCGGACACAACCAGGTAGGCTATCGTCTACCACACAGATGCCACCTGGAACGATCCGTGGATATAGATACTTCAGCACCAGCTTTGTTGATTCATAAAGATCGCAATCGATCCGAAGGAATGCGATATCAAACTTTCCAACTTCAGGCAGTGTTGTATGAAACCATCCCGGATGATAGCTGAAATGATGATCAGGGATCTGCCACTCCTTCATGTGCCCCTTAACCTGCTCAATTGTGCAAACTGATTCCCCTTCAATTATCAAACCACTAGGACCATCTTCGGGGCTGGCTTTAGGGATACCTTGGAATGAATCAAACAATCGGATGATGCGGCGTGGCCTCTCGTCCTTATCTATACATGCCTGTGCCATGATAGCCGGATGGACACCAGCGAAAACGCCACACTCAACAAAGCACCCAGGCACACCGAAGTCAATGCAATGACATGAGAGACTGTAAGTCATCTGTAAAGTCGGTAATTTACATAATGCACGTTCACCGACTTTCTTGATCCAATACCTCGTTGTTTTTATCTTCATGATAATAAATAAACAAAATCTAAAATAATAATAGTCCCACAACTAGCAACGAACAAGACCCAGAGCGCCACCAAGAGCCAGCACAACACCATGTCTAGAGTACTCATGACAGTTTCTTATAACCGAATCTCAAGAAATCGGGGCCGCTGTGCGCTTCAATGATCCTGGCCCACCGTGGATGATCTCCAATGTCAGATTCCCACCGTGGGCGTCTCTCACTATTCATACGCTCACTAGGCCAGAGGATACCGGTTGTATTAAATGGCAGTAAGAGAACTTGTTCCGCGATCGCCTCATACCTCGCAAGGAAATCAATCCGCGCCTCCGCTAGAAAGGCAGATTGACTGTATCCACCCTCATCCCAATGATCCATGACAAGCTCCATGAACCCAGGGAAACCTATATCTCTGATCCCACGTGTCTGATCATTGCGTCGTAAATGATACCAGCAGGAGAGCATCCTATCATAAGGATTCCGTACAACTGTGAATGTAAATTTCCGTTGATGCTCTCCTGGAACAATGCGCTCATGATCCTTCCCGACTAGCTCTCCTCCGAACTGAGGTAGGAACTTCCGCGCCATCGTAGTACCGGCTGTACGTGGAACGTGGATAAAGACAAAGCTGGGGCCGATAGTCATTTCCCTACGCATCCGATATTTCGAGAGTTAATTTTGTCATAGTAGATGCACCTCTATGTTATTCCGCCATGAAGAGAATGGGCTCCG